CCATGATTTTCGCGATCTACTCCGGACTACGATCTGAGGAGCAGTTCTCGCTCACATGGGATCGGGTGGACCTGGAGCGCAACGAGGTGACGATCCCCATGACGATCGCGAAGAGCAAGCGCGAGCGGAAGGTCGTTCTCTTGGATGAAGCGGTGGAGGTACTGAAGCGGACGCAGCGGCATCCCAAAAGCAGCTTCGTCTTCCATCACGGGCACGCGGTGAAAGCGGCCAACGCCAAGCTGATGGAGCTTGTACGACCGACCCGAGCCGCGAAGGATGGTGAGCGCTTCCGGCATCTGCTGCGCGGCCTGAAGGAGACCGCCCGCCGCGCCGGCATGAAGGATCTGCGCTGGCACGACCTCCGGCGCACGCATGGCTGCCGGCTGCTTCAGGAGCACAAGTGGAGCATGGAGATGGTTCGCGATCAGCTCGGGCACCAGAGCGTCACGCAGACGGAAAAAGCGTATGCCTTCCTTGAGGTGGACGCTCGCCACGCCGGGGTTGTCCGCACACTGGCCGGCACAGTCGATCACAGCAGAAAGCGACAGAAACCGGCACAAACATCGCACAATGATTGAGGTTTTTCTCGGAAAATGGTGTAGTATCAACACTTACGGAGATGAGGCTATGGTTTTTGGTACCGCCATTCCCAGGTTCGAATCCTGGCGCCCCAGCCAACTTCCTCTAGGGGAACTGGCACTTAGCGGCTCAGACTTCTCGGACAGAAAAGAACAAACGCCGTACGGCGCCGTCACAAAAGTCGGCACAGTCCCGACTGGGCGTTTCGGTTCGCTCTCTCGTTCTGACGGGAGGGCTTGAACCATGGCCTGGAAGCTCTACGACGTATCAGTCTCGGGGTACGGCTCCGAGGTCATCACGGCGCCAAGCCGCGGCAAGGCGCTGTCGGCCGCATTCCGCAGTGATGCCTTTAACGCCTGGACCTTCAAGGAATTCCTGAAGGAAGCGACCGCTTATCTCCGGGTAAACGCGCCACCCGATGACGGCTACGGCTATGTCCGCCAGCGCTACGACGTTGACCCGAAAATCGGGCAGCGCGTGACGTGCGCCGGCTGCGGAGCGTCCGCCGGGCTGTCTGGCACGGTCCTCTACCCCGGCAGATCCACCGCAAGCGTGTTGGTGCTTTTCGACGGCAGGGAAGACCCGTCCAACGTCCACCCGACCGACCTTGAATACGTCCCCTCCCCCACCTTTTTCCGATCTGAGGGAGAGTGAGATGGGGGCTATCCCAAACGTGTCGTGGGACACCGTCTTTCGCGGCTTCAGGCGCCTGCGCGGCATTGACCCGACCTTCAACGAGCCCGCCGGCTGGCTCAACATTGCTGCTTGGCATGCCCTGCGAGGCGACGACGCTATGGCGGATGCATGTCTTGATGCCGGCCTCGTTCGCGAAGCCTACGACCGCGACCCATACGAGCCGCCGATCGACCTCAAGCGCCAATACGCCCCCTCCCCCATCCGATCCGAAGGAGCTTGAGCGATGGCTGAAACGCTTGAACAGGACACCGCCGCTTGGTCGGGGCTGGCGCCGGCTGAGATTGTTCGCCGGGCACGATGCGAGGCCGATCAGGGGCGGGGCTTGGTGCAGGCCCGCATCTGGCGTGAGTGCTGCGACACGATCTTGGACCGCTTGCCCGCCGATAAATGGCAGCCGATCGACACGGCGCCGGAAGGCGTCGAATTGCTTGTGCGCGGAGGACGCTCTGTCTTCGGCGTGGAGCAGCGCGGCACGTCCGTCGCGATCATTGAGGATCATGCGGACCTGTACCGCCCGGATGGCACGCTGAAGCCGTCATCCCCGACAATGTGGCGTCCGTGCCCGCCGCCTCCTACCGCTCCCCTCCCCACCCCTGTCGAACGAGAAGGAGCCTGAGCATGGGACGGAAGCGCTACCGTGTGTTCTCTGCCAAGCGAGGGCAGATCCTTGCTCGCTATGGCAGGGCTGAAAGCTACGATGACCCCGACCTCTGCTACGCATGGGGCAACCGCGATCTGAGGCCCGACACCCGCGTACTGATGACCGCCTTTGAGGAGATTCCCGTCTTCGAAGGGCGTACGCTGCGCCAGGAACTTGAAGCTCGCGGCTACGACATCACGACCCTGCGGTTTTCGGTCGAGCGGAAGCCTTCCCCCAACCCGCTTGCGGCAGGAGAGAATGCGGAGGGGGAGAGATGATGGATGATTTTGAGCGCGCTCCTGTGGAACCGGGCTCTTGTCCTTCAGATCGGGCCGCAGAGCGTCCCGCCCCTTCGGGCTTCGATCCCTCGCGCGCAGCGGCGCCATTCACCCGCGATGAGATCCAGGTGCTCTACGATGAGTGCCGGGGCTGGCATAGCTGTCTTGACCACGGGCGCATCGGCGATGGAGCGTTCACGATCCACTGCGAAAATGGCGAGAGCGAGCAAACGCGCCTCAACCTGCGAGCCACCCTACGCGATTTGGCGACGGTGCTCGCCGGCATCCTCTCCGCAGACGCGTCAGGGATCGACGTCCCGAAGGGACCGGAACCGCAGGGTCCGGCCGTAGGCTAGAGCCCGTCCCGCTAGGGGACGCCCAAATTCCCCTTTCACTCTATCCCCTTAAGGGAGAGGGAAGGGGTTCGAGGCGGAGGCTTCGACCCTCGCTCAAGCTTCTCCTCCACCGCAGAGCGGATGAAGGCAGCGACCTTACCCTCCCCGACCGCATCCTCCATCCGCTTATGGAGGCTCGTCGGAAGACGGATCGTTGTCTTCACGGTGGGGTCTTTCGGCTTGAGCGGCGGGCGTCCCATCGTCCGCTCAGTATCGTGTGGCTGAAAGTCCGACAAGTTCGCCTCGTTTCGTATGGCGCTTATTGACACCATAACGTATGGCGCTTACTCTGTCCATGACAGCCAAGGAGACAAGTCAATGGTCAGCTTCAACATCACCCGGCCCGAGCGCGCCATCGTTCAAGCGATCATCGAACGCGCCGTAAAGCTCTCGCTCATTGAGGGTCGAGAAGAGCGTATCAGTTCGGAAATGGATCTGATCGCCACTCATGCGAACGGCAACCCGCTTCGGCTCGCTGACTTCCTCGCGGCGGATGACTTCAACTTCACGCATGACTTCGTCGGCATCGCGAATTGCTTGGACCGCACGAACGGCAAGCTGCTCCGGCATTTTCGGCCGCGCTTCTCTGTCCCCGAAGCACAAGCGGCCTGACCCCGCCGCCTAGTCCTGCCTCAAACAGAAGGGAGAGCAGAATGGGCCTCACTGACGCGCAATCTCAAGCCCTCACAAAGCTCAGCCAGCACGGCGGCGAGGGCGTCATCGACAAGCACGGGAAGGTCGTCGCGAGCGGCGAACGCTTGCTCGGCTTGGAGCCTGTTACGTGGCTTCGGCTCATCACGACCGGACACGTCGAGGCGCGCGGGGATCTGCGCATCGGCATCACAGCGAAGGGGCGTGAGGCGGTCGCCAGCGCTCCGGGGCCGAAGATCAACCCTCACGGCATCCAGGGCAGCCGCTACCAGCAGCCCGCCCGTCTCGCAGGAGCAGAGTGATGTACGACAAACTTATTCGAGAAGACGACGACCGTGCGTGGCGCCGTGACGGCGAGGCGAACGGCTGGACCTTGCCGCCGAAGGCCGCCTGGCCGCTACGCCTGCCGGTCATCCGCACCATCAGAGCGGCTTGGATGGAAGATCGCGCCTGCAAAGCGGCTTCCGAGTGGGCGACGATTGGCATCGGCGTCGGTGTCCCCAACCAGCGCGACCGATGGGTGATCTACGCTATCTCGCGCGGGTGGTGCTGACCATGGCCCGCATCCGCGAAAGGGATGAGGCCATCGCCGAAGTGACGGCTCGCCTCAAGAATTACAGCCTGAGCCCGTGCCTCGACTGCGGCGGCCAAGGCTACACCGATCAGGGCAAATCAGCCTGTTTCTGGTGCCGTGGTGCGGGCGTCATCACGCAGCAGATGGCCTACGCATTCGGCGTCGCCGATCGTGCTGAGAGGGCGAAGACATGAGGACGCAGAAGACCACGCAATCCCGCGAGAGCCGTGAGGCGGACGAAGAGATCGCGTCCGTCGATTGGAGGGCGGCACCGCACGAGGTGCTGGAAGCCGTTGATCGTCTCCTTGCCGAGGAACAGCTTGAAATCGTGATGCTCGACACGGGCAGCGACCAGTACGAGTTCATCGTGGAGGCGCGGCGATGATCTGGATTGCTCTCGCCGCAACGTGGTGGGCCGGCGTCGGCCTCGTCGTCGGCGCTAATCGCGCCCGTGTCCTGCCCGGTCCATTTGACCTGCTTTCGGCGGCCGTGTGGTGGGCTTTCGCTTGGCCGGGGCTTTTGATTGTGGAGGCTTCCTTTGGCGAATGACAGCGACCTCGCCCAATCCGACCTCGCCGAACTGCTGAATGTCCTCGGCATGGGCGACCACGCCCGGCCGAAGAGCCCGCACGAAGTGTTTCAGGAAGCGTTGGGCGTGCTGCGGCAGCGGCTCGCGGCAACAGAGCACCCGACGAGCGACACGCTTCAGAAGCTCGGTGCCTTCGACCGCAAGACGAAGGTCAACAAGCACACCGCGACCCATTGGGGCTACCTGCGCGGTGTGATCGACGCGCTGGACGCGGCCGGGCATTCGGACGCCGCCGACGTGCTGGTCTGGCAGGTATGGCACCAGGTGAACAGCGCGGCCCGCCACAACGAGTTCTATCGCCTCGTCCTCAAGGAGAAAGCCGAAGTCGAGGCCGAGAATGCCCGGCTGCTGCGGCTGCTCACAGATGGCCCGGCCAACCCGCAGGAGTGCGCCGAGTTCTGCCGCACGGCTCGGGATGACGGCGACGGCAAGCCCTGCCTCGACTGCGATCAAGAACGCTTCTGCATCGCCTAGCCCCTCCCTCAATCCAAAAGTCGTGCCGCCCTGAGGAGATGATGATGAGCGAGAACCGGTTCTTCGCGCTGTGCCACCCAGGCGCCCCAGGCGGGATCGTAATGGAAGAGCCCGCGCCGCAGCGGCAAGACAGCGAGGCGGAACCTGCTGATCTTTATGCTGTGGTCTTTTTCCCGCGTATTTCAGGGATTGGGCCAGCAGAAGTCAATTTCTACGGTCTGGAAGCGAGATTAGCACAGTCTCCTGAGGCCGCAATCGTCAAGTTCATGGACGGCATTGCCCCCGGCAAAACGTGGGAAACGTACCATCATGCAGGCCATCGGGTTCGAAAACTCCGCATTACAGACCTCGGGGACGCGGAGACTGGGAACACGCTCAGCGTCGAAGCGCCTATGCTTGATGACCAGTCCGTTTCCTAGGAGCCCCTGATGTCCGACGCACCGAAGACGGTTTGGGTGACGAAATACGCGCTGACGAGCGGGATGTACGAGGCCGAAATCTCCGGATCGAGCGGGTTCGCCTCTCTCACCAACGTGAAGCATCCGCGCGGTCTGGGGACGCTCGTGCTCGTACCGAGTGAGCATCGCCCCACCCGAGAAGCCGCCCTCACCCGCGCCAACGAGATGCGAGCCGCCAAGATCGCAAGCCTGAAGCGGCAGATTGAGAAGCTGGAAGCCCTGGAGTTTTGAGGATGACACTTCACGCCATCTACCTCACCCCCGAGGCCGAGGCGCATCTGCGGCTCTACAAAGCCAGCACCTACGGCATCGCCTTGCCGTACGCGGTGGCAAAGGAGCTGACGGAAGCCGGCTTTGTCGAGTGGCTTCCCGGCCCGGCATGGGGTGGCACGATCTACGGACTGACCGACGCCGGAGCGATGTACCAAGACGAGCACTTGGGAGGTCCGGCCCGATCCCGCCCCTCTGCTTCCGAGGCCGATTGAGGAGGGAAGGATGAGCAACCGTCGTAATGGCCCCGTCAAGCGTGCTGCCGTCCGCCTCCTAGCCGAGGAGCAGCGCATTCCGATAACTGCGGCAGCCAGCAAGTACGCATGCATGTCGATTGAGCGGAAGCAGGCGCTATGCGCTCGGGTGGAACGGATGATCTCCCAGACGCAGGCTCGGGCGAACAGCCCCGCCCCATCCCTGTAGGCCAACCAGAGGAGACGGAGAGATGTCCGAAGCACCTGAAGGCATTCCGCCGATGGTCCACGCTGTGGCCGAGGCGCTGCGGGCAGCCTGCCTGAAAGAGTACGGCTCGAACTGGAACTACGACGTGTCATGGTCCTTCGCCCGAGCCGCGATTGAGGCCATGCGCGAGCCGACCAAAGCAATGATTGAGCGCGGCTCGGATCAGTGCGACGGCAGTAAGAGCGCAGCCGAAGGCGTGTGGTGGAACATGCTCGACGCCGCCCTCGCGGAGCCGCCTGCCTCACGCTAACCTCTCCGCATGAAGCCCACCATCCCCGACCACACCATCGAACAGGCCGAGAGCCATTTCGTCGTGAAGGTCGGCCGGCATGTGGCGGGCTTCGTTTCGGAAGACGCCACGCATCCTGGCCTGTGGGTCGTTGAGGATGAAGCCGGGCGTCTCATGGGCCGGGTGAACACGAAAGAGCGGGCTGCGGAGTTCCTAGCCGCTTGGTTCGGGGCGGAGGATGATGGGGGTTGAGGCGATGGGCGATGTGCTGATCCGATGCGGAAACGGCTGCGGGGCGATGCTGACGTTCCAGCGACTGCGCGAGGGCCAGCGCACGAAGTCGGGCGTCTGGTGCGAGCGCTGTGTGTCGGAGCGTGTGATGGCCGATTGCGCCAAGTCCATCGGACTGCGCGGTGAGGAAGCCCAAGCGTTCATCGCGAAAGGCGTGACGTGGTGCATGCGCGATAGCGTGCAGTGAGCATGAAAAAAGCCCGCCGAGCGAGTGCCGGGCGGGCTGAGAGGAGGCGAGGATGCGTGTTGTGATTTACGATCGTGAGGACATGGAGCCGATCACGGTTATTTCCTTGCCGGATTGGGGTCGCGACTATCTGCGGGAGATTGAGCAGGGCCAGCGCGGGACAGAGGTCACGTTTCCTGTGATCCAGCCAATGCGGGCTGGAAACTGGAACAGCCCGGCGCCAGCGGCTGAACTAACAGATCTCCGAAAAAGCACCTGCCGCCTTCGTTTTGAGCCTATCTGGGAAGGGCATGATGGCAAGCGCAGACGCCTCATGTGGCTCTGCACGACAATGGACGGTGAGACGGCGCTGTTGTTGCGATCCACGTTTCTGCCGGGCCAGCAGGCGGCGGTGAATGAAGAGCGAGAGAAAGCCTTCGTCGGCGTCCTCATGGCTGCATTCGGCGGCCGGGTTTAGAACGACAAAGCCCCGCGCCAGCGATTGCCGGGCGGGGCTGAGATTGAGCGAAGTTAGGGCGGTTTAGTGAGGCACGATCCGGAATTTGACCACGTTCTGCGCCCACGTGATCGGGCGGGTTGAGAGGGTCAATCCCGGTCGCGGTCATGCGTCCGGTTTTCGATGGCTTGCTCGCGCTCGATCATGCCGAGGATCTGCGTCTGCTTCACCGTCTCGTCGCGGATAATCCGCACGCAATCGGCAATGCGGCTCGTGTCTTCCGAAGTGCGCCGCGAGAAATCCCGCAGCTCGCGCAGGATGTCGTTCGCCTCCCTCGGACCCTGCATGAAAGGCGGGGGCAGATCAGCGATCCCGGCGGGTGCGGGCGGTGGAACGTGCTCCTTATCGACCCTGGCTCTCGTCACCATCCACCCGATCAGCAGCATCGTACACCCGCCGACAAAGACCTGAAGGAACTGCTGGGTGGCGATGGTCTCCTTCAGAAACGCTATCAACGCTTCCATTCACCTTAGACCCCCTCAAGCTTCGCGAGGGCCTTTCCAAGAGGGCTCCTTCGCGAGGCGCCGTCCAGCACGGCAATGTAAACGGAAAGGGCCTCGAAGCCCGCAAGCGTGCCGAAGATGGAGATGCTAAGGCTTGGCGCGTGCGCGACCGCGATGGCGTCATAGATCAGGGCGAAGCTGAATTGGCCCATGATGAAGCAGCCGACGGCTGCCCCGAACGCTCGTGCATAGGCGCCCTTAGGGCCGACGCGGATGTTGTTGATGTAGCCGTTCAGGAAGAGAGCCATCGCCCGAACGGCACCGACCGATCCGAAGATCAGCGCCATGTTGGCTTCGCTGAAGCCCATATGGGCGATCGGCTTCAACGCCAGCCGCTCCATCGTATCTCCCGGCAAGGCCAGCGTTATCGCCATCAAGAGCATCATCGTCGCCATGCACCATTCGAACAGGCGATAGGTGCTGTAGGGGCCGGCGGGATGGCGCGGCAAAAGCGGCTGACGACGCTGCTGCGGGTCCAAGCCGATCATCCGAACCCCTGCGGCCACGATGGGGCTATTCGCAATCCCTCTTGCGGGCATCGCGGCATCCTGTCGTTTATGGCGTCAGCCATTTGCGGGCGCGTCCTTACCGACGTGTCTGGAATGGTCAGTGGGGCCGCCGATTAGCTTGCCGGCAGACGGCGTGCCCCACGCTGCTTTGAGCGACTAGCGGCGGGCGACAGCAGCGGCGCCCGTCCGGATGGCTTGCACCACAGGGGCGACCACGAAGAACGAGAGCAGGATCTTGCCCTGCCAATCATCGTATGGCGGCGGCGGGGCCGGTACGCCCCACGAGCCGATGACGTGAGCACCGAACGGCGTCCAGAACGGTAGGCTGTCGAGGTAGACCCCAGCCGCGTGCAGGGCCGGTGGGATGGCGATCAGGTAGACGATCCATGGGTAGGCGGCCTGTGATGCCACCTTCAGCTTGTTCGCCTCCACGACGCCTTGCAGGGTCGCTAGGTCCCGCTGCTTGTCGGCGTCGATACCGGCGACGGCGATATCTCGCCCGCTGGCGTCGCGCTGCCTGAAGAAGGCTAGGACTGGCTCTGCAATGCCAGCCCCAAGCAGCTTAACGAGGAAGCCGCCGAGCAGCGCGAGCATCACCGAACCTCGCTGGCCGGCTGCACCGTCGTCTGCACTGCCTCGCCGGGAGAGAACCACTGCCTCAGGACGATGTTGGCGACATTCACGCCGACCATCCACCACAGGGCGTTCTCAGCCGAGACGATGCCGGCGAGATTGATCGTCTGGAGGTACGCTAGCACGGCGAGCAACGTGGTCGCGAGACCGTTGACGATGTTGAGCACGAGGATCTTGATCGGCCGTCGCCGCATAATCGTGGTCGTGACCGTCGCGGCTGTTGCCGGCGTGGCAACGGTGATCGGCGGCAGTTGCTCCTGCGGCATGTCGGTGTCTCGTTCTGGAGGTGCGCGGCTGGTCCGGCGCGCTCGGGCATGTCAAAATCGGCAGAACATGGAGGCGAGCATGCAGACCTACGTCATCCGGCAGGGCGACACGCTTTGGTCGATCGCTGGGCGGCTGCTTGGTGATCCGCTTCGGTGGCATGAGCTATGGACGCAAAACCGCGCCGCCCTTGAAGCCGCTCAGAGAGGGAGGATGATCGGTGGCCTGCGATGCGTCGGTCCGGACTGGATATTTCCGGGCACGGTCATTCAAGTAGCCGCATAACCCCTACGAGGCCCACCGGAACAGCGAAGACAGCCAGCCGCCGAGGACGCCGGTCTTCACCGTGTTGTCGTTGCCGGTCATCGGCGGCATCTGCGGCGCGGGAGCAGGCAGCGGGCGGACCTCGACAGGCGGGGTCGGAGCGCTGTTCACGACGTTGCCGGGCTTGTAGCCCGCCTTGGTCAGCGCAGCTGCGAATGCCTTTGCATGGCCACCGATCTCGGCCGCACGGTCCTGGCCGTTGATGATGCGCCGCGCGCCGTTCCAATCGGCTGTGCCCGAGCCGAAGTAGTCCGCCAGCTTCTTTCCGGTGAACCAGCCCTCGCGCTGGCCGATGTAGATGATCGCCGCCGCGATGCCGGGATGCATGGCGAGGTCGGGCGTCGCCTCAAGATCCTGCCCAGCCACGAGGTAGCCGAGCGAGCGAAGACGGCTCGTCGCCTTGCGATAATTGCTCCGTCCGGTAAGCTGACAGTAGCCCCGGCCGCAGAACAGCACCCCATCGCCCGGCTTCAGGTTGCCGAGCGAGCGCGCCACGGCTGGCCGGGTGCCGTTAATGTCGTACATGCGAGTGAAGTAGGCCGTGCCGCCCTTCTCTTTGATCGGCAGCATCGTCCAGGCTGTCTCGATGGGGCAGGTTCCGAGGCAGTAGGCGAGCCAATCAAGCGGCATGTCGGGCGGGCTGGCGTCCAGCAGAGCTTCCATGCCTGTTACCTGCCCCGGCGTGAGGAAGCCAGGAAACGGGTTCAGGCGTACAGACGCGTAGAAGGCGGCGCGGTCCAGCGCAGCGGCCATTCGTGTTCTCCGGATTGTCAGGGAAGGGGTCGCAGGGCAGGCTCCGCCCCGCATTGACCGGCCCGGCATTTGGGCTAGAAGGCTACTCTAGCGAGCGAGGGGCAGGCGGATGCACGGATACGCGCAGTTCTTGAACCACAAAGGGCGCACCATCCATAAAGGCGCCAGCTACTTCGCTGCCTATGAGCGCCACTTCGGGCCATTCATAAACCGCCCGATTACATTTCTTGAGATCGGAGCCGGCAACGGTGGATCTTCAGAGTTTTGGAAGGGCTATTTCGGCCCGCTCGCCCGCATCGTGACCTTGGACATCAATCCTGCTTGCAAAGAGTTTGAAGACGAGCAGATTGCGGTAAGGATTGGCGACCAATCTGACGCGGGATTTTTACAGTCCGTATTAGACGAATTTGGCGCCCCCGATCTAATCTTGGACGATGGCAGCCATATTATGCGGCATGTAGACGCCAGCTTCGACTATCTTTACCCTCGCATGTCCCGAAACGGTGTGTACATGATCGAGGATATGCACACCGCCTACTGGGAAGAGTACGGCGGCGGCTTCAAAAAGCCCGCATCCTTCGTGGAGCGCTTCAAGGGCCTCATTGACGGCCTTAACCTAAGGCATATCCGAGACAACGACGGCTCGGCGCAGGACATTGGCGCCTACTGCCTGTCGGCATACGACAGCATCCTCGTCATTGAGAAGGCCGGCTACATCAACTCGAAGATGCACCTGATCGGCGATGGTCGCCGCGTTAACATCGGCGCGGCATAGCTCTTCACCATGAGGCGCCTGCCTAGTTGACCTCGCAGGCGCCGTTGAGGACCAACACGGCGTTGTTCGCGCCGGGATAGGTGCCGTCGGCGTTGAAGATCACCATCCCGTTTCCTCCCGCGCCAACGCGGCCCATCAGGGCTTTGTTGGTGACGTTGTTGGCCTCTTGCCCCCCGATCGTGCAGACGGACGGGACAGTGAGCCCGGCAGGCAAGTTGACGTTGACCGTAGCCGACCCCGTGCCGGCCGTGGTCACGGGAATGCGAAACTGGACGAACAGCGTCTTATCGACAATGCGATAGCGTCCAGTCAGGGTGCCTGTCGTGAACGAGGTCCCGCCCCCCACACCGGTCGGCGTGAATGCAGCCCACGCTCCCTGAGCTGTCAGCACCGATTGCCCTCCGACCGTAGCAGAGGCCGCGATGACACCGCCATTCGGCAGGACGGCGAAGTTGTTGCCGACGATCTGCGCTCCGGAATAGGCACCGTTGAGGTTGATGCCGTTCGTGTACGATCCGGTCTGCAAAAAGCCGCTGGGGGCCGTGGAATTGTCCGCGATGAATGCCTGCGAAAAGCTGATCCCTTGGCTCAGGGCGTTCGAGGCGAGACAAGCCTTCGCGCCCTTGGCATCGCACGCAAGATGGCTTTCGCTTGCTAGAGCCTGCCCCTCAAAGCGAATGCCCCAGATGAGCGCTGGTCCCGTCGCGGGCGTGTTCGCGGTGGTGATGTCGATGGCCTGCGTGGATTTCTTGCCGCCGACGCCGATCCGGTAAGCGGTGCAATCGATGCCGAGCGGGCAATCGACGTCGTTGTTGGTGAAGTCGTTCTCGATGCCGTAGCGGACAGCATTCTCATAGACTGCTCCGGGCTGGATCTGGAAATTGTTCGCGAACCCCCAGCAACTTCCCGAGCCGTTTAGGCACTGCGTCTCAAAATACACCCCGAGCTTACCGCCGATCGCCTGGTCGTTGATCCAGGTGAATTCGACAGTACCGTCGGTATACTTGAACGGGGCCGACGTGGGTCGAGACCCAGGCGGGGGAGAATTTGCACTTGTTGTTCCCGCTTTGGTGACGCGATAGATTGCGGCAGGAACGAGAACGTTGTCTCCTAGATTATATGCCGTGTTCGGAAAATATGTTTTGATCTTACCTTTGTCGATATTTGTCGTGACGGTGAAGGTCTGCTCCTCGGCCTGAGCGTCGATTGAGGAGGAGGATGACACCAGAAAGGAGGTCCGCTGGTGATCGAAGAACGCCGGGACGACAGACCCGTCAGGCGGCCCGAAAATGCAGGCGAGCGAGGGGCAGAACGAGATAAGGTTGCCCGCCGCAGCCATGATGGCATTGGGGTTCTTCGTGCCGGCAAGGCTCATATCGAGCGGCGCTACGGTTTTGATCTCCATCTTCCCCGGAGCTGACATGAACTTGCCAGACACGGTGTCGATGTAGCCCAGGGGGGCCATCGCCTTGCTGATAGCGTTCTGCGCGCCGATGAACTGCTGCGTGCCTTGCCGCTGGAAGCCGATGACCCCCTGCTTGTAGTCCGTGACGCTCGTGCTCTGTGCCGCAACGGAAGCGGCGCTGGCGACGAGAAGCAGGAGAGCGATAAATGCGCGACTGAGCATCGTTCTATTCCGAAATCGTACGAGCGATGTTGAGGATTGTGTTGAGGTCGTCGTTGCTCAGGCCACAGGTCGTCTTGACGTGCTGGGCAAGCAGGCTCGACGCCTCGACAAACAGGGTGTTCTCCCAAGCGCGGGCCACCGGGTCGCCGGGATCTAACGGCAGCGCGGCTTTCGCGGCTTGGACACGGCCGGGACCTGAAGCCTCAAGGGCCGCGAAGAATTGCCCGCGACGTGGCGGATAGCCGTCCGGAACGGGGCCGGAGAACAGCGAAACGATGAACTGCGGCGACAGGGGGAGAGACGAGATGTCGAAGGCTACGAAGGCGCCGCTTGCCATCTGGGCCACGAGCGTTCCGGTTGTCGGGGCCACTGGCGAATATGCGACATCCCGGTAATCAAGCTGCGCCTTCCACGTCAGCCCGCGGAGGGTTTCAATGCGGATGCCGGCGCCGGATCGCGGATCGGCGGGATAATTGTTTCCGAAGGCGGCAGCGACGTTTCCCATGGGTTACTCCGCGACCGTTCGAGCATTGGCGATGATTGACGAGAAAGCGGCATCGGTGAGCGGCACCGCGCCTTTCACGAGCTGGGCGAGCCGCCCCGTCGTCGTTACGAATGTCGTATGATTGAACGCGATGTTGTCGGGGTCGCCGGCATCCGAGGGGACGGCATCGCGGACGAGAGCGACGCGGCCAGCACCGGAGTTTTCCAGTGCCCGAAAGAACTGGCCGCGGGTGGGGGCGTAAAATTTCCCCGGTAGCACGGCGCCATCTTCAAGAGCCGTACCCCCTGTGGCGCGCCGTAGCGAAACCGCATCGACCGCAAGATAGCGTGTCGTAGAGTTTTGCCCGTTCATGACGGACACGCGCGCCTTGCGTGCGCTGGATGGCGATATGATTTGACTGTTTCGCTGAGTCCAATTTGCGGGGATTGGCGCGTTAGAAAATGCGTCTGAGAATATATTTAAATAAACGCTATCTTTGTCGTACCAATAGAACCTAAAATAAAAACCAACCGCGCTCGCCTGATCGGCGCCATAAGTGAAGCAGGATGCTTCATAAGCAGCGCTACCCGACACCCCCATAAAGCTGTTTGTGTTAAAAGCTTCGACGCGATTAGCATTTGCTGCATTGGACCCTCTGTCTAGCAGGAGGGCGGTTGATCCGCTGAAGGGTGCCGCCGTGTATTGCGACAGAGACACCGTTCCGGCCGAGTCTGCTATGACCCATCCGACGCACTGGCCACCGGATACTTCTTCCATGTCGCCGTTGACGACAAGGTTTTCGGCCATTGAGCCGATTGATACACGCGAAGCCGGCGCCTTGCCGCTCGCATCAGCTAGCACCCGACCGTTGATCGCATCCCGAACGGTGGCGGGCTCCACACCAGACATCTGAATGTCGGTGCCGAGCAGCGTGATGCTCGAACCGGACTTGCCGTTGACGGTTGTCGGATTGCCCTGCGGCCCGGTTGCGCCGACCGGGCCTTGTGCCCCCGTTGCCCCGGCCGGTCCTGTGGCGCCCTGCGTTCCGGTGTCGCCCTTGGGGCCCTGCGCCCCGGTCGGACCGGCAGGTCCGGTCGCGCCAGTTGCTCCCTGCGCCCCTGTGGCGCCCGGATCGCCTTTAGGGCCAGGAGCGCCGGTCGCGCCTGTGTCGCCTTTTAGCCCCTGAGCACCCGCGGCCCCAGCGTCGCCCTTCGGGCCTGTAGCGCCAGCCTCTCCGGCAGGCCCTCTGGGACCAGCGGGGCCTGCGTCGCCCGTGGGACCGGTTGGTCCACGCTCTCCCTGAATACCTTGCGGCCCCGTTGCGCCAGTCGGACCGGCCGGGCCAGTTGCGCCTTGGACCCCTTGTGGACCTGAAGGGCCCTGGGGCCCCGCCGGGCCTGCCGGTCCCTCGGGGCCCGGCTTCCCGCCACCAAGCTCCACGGTGGCGTACGCGCCCCCGTCGCGGCTATGGCAGATCACGCCATCAATGACGTTGACGAAGAACTGGCCACGAACCAGAGCATCCGAGCCGGTCAGCGGAGGCCGATAGCCCGCCCTGTAGGACCAAAGAAGCTCAGGCGGGACCGTGATGTCGATGTCGCGCGCCACCGATCAGCCTCGTTCGCCGTCGCCGATCGAAACGTTGACGTTGATGTCTTCATCGGGGAACGGCGGCGGCAAGGGCGCGGCACCGCCGAAGCTGATGCCGCCGCGGGCCTGCACGACGAACTTGAACGCATCGATCTCGGACATCTGCCCGCCGATCCATGCGCCGATGCTGCCCTCGTAGGAGCCCGGCATCAGGCCGCGCATCTCGCTGGGCGGGAACTGCCAAGTGACGACGATGGTGTTGCCTTCCGCGACTGCGACGAGCCGACCGGTTTCGTCACCAGTCCGAGCCGAGAGAACGAGCCCGTGTGATCCCACGAACGGCTGGCCGTAATCCGAAGCCCCGGCATGGACATCGCTCGGCCAAGCAACGAAGGCGTAGGTTGTCTGCGACGGATCAGGCAGGCCGTCTGCATAGATCGTGTACGTGTCGCGCCATAAGCCGCGGTTCGAGACGGGGCGGTGAAGATGCTGCATCGCCGCCTCAGAGCTTGATAAACGTCGAGACGAGGATGAACGGGGGGAGCCAATTCATGGCCGCCCCGCCACCCTGCGGGGTCAAAGAGACGGTGACGTTGTGGAAGTGCGAGCCCTGAAGGTCGGTGCCAAAGTTGTGGAAGTGAGTGCCTGCCGCCAGCGTGAAGCCACTGGCGTTGGGCACAACCGCCCCGCCGACGTTATCGACCGCCCCTGCGCCGCCCGGCGTCGCATAGCCAACCTGCACGTGATAGTTGACCTGATGGAAGTGCTCTCCATCCGTCGAGGTGGAGCCCGTGTGAGCGTGGGTGCCCTGGCTGTCCATCGTGGCCGAGACGGGGTGGCCGTGCGAGGCCATCTCCGAAAGCGTCTGCGTATGGCTCGCCTCGCCACCGTAGGAGCCGAGCGTCGTCGCGTTCCCGAATGCGAACAGGCCGCCGCTCAGCCGGCCGGCTGCGGTGTTGCCGAGGTCATCTACGGCGAGGCGAGACCGCCCGCGATGGTCGGGAAGCGCAATGGATTTCGCCGCGGCCCAATCCGCTGCCGCATTTGCCCCACGGCCACCCGAAACGGCGAGGTTGGCATCCTGCGTCCAGAGGAATGAGAATAGCGCCTCGCAGTCGTCGTTGGCGCGCTCCGATGCCGAGGACGCGGCCGAGCCGATCGTCCGCCCGTTCATCCGCACCCAACCGGGATGAGAGCCGACGCCGTAGCGGTCCTTGATGTCGCCGGTCTGCGCGAGCCGCTTGTCGTCTACATCGCCGCCGGAACCGCCGCCGCCCGAGCTAGGGGCATCAACCACATAGCCAGGGATCTCGGCGTAGACGTAGTTCGACGGATCGGTGATGCGAAAATCGTACCCCCCCGGCGGGAGGAAGACGACCGGCCAGATGCCGCTCCCGAGTGATGCGATCGGGAACTCGTGACGAATGCCGAAGCCCGCATCCTTGTAGGCTGCGGCCGGCGTCGTCGTTCCGGCCTGGAAGACCGACAAGCGTCCATCGAACACGCGGTTGCCCGACATGTCGTGAACAGCCTGCAAGGATAGGCTCAGAAGCGCCACAAGCGTCTCCAGGCGTAAGGGGGAAAAACGTCAGCGGCCGAGACGCGAGAGCGGCGACTGCGGAGCTGAGCTGGCAGCGTAGGGGGCCGCCAGGTCGCCAAGGCCGAAGCGCACAAGTTGCCGCTCGTCAGGCACGTCCTGCGTCAGCCAGGGTGGCGTGTAGAACCGTTCATCAGGCGACATGTCCGCACGGCGCTGGACGTTGCGCGCTTCGACCTCACCCGCACTGCGGTGATATTGATCGCGCGCCCATGCGGCATGCGCAGACGCTGCATCGGCTGACTCGGACAGCATTGGTCGCCCGGCGGCCTCCCAAGCTGCGGGACCGTAGTTCTGCGGATTGTCTCCGACCGCGAAGCCTTCCGATCGCTGGATCGGGTGCTGGTACTCGTGCAGGGCGACGCTGCGCTGTGCGGCCTCGGTCGGCCCCTGTGCGTGGATCACGCCGTCCTGCGCTTCGTATCGGCCCTTGGAGACAGGGGCCTCGCGGATGCTCTGTTGCGTCCCCTGCCACAGGCCGGGATACGCCTCGGCGAGGTCGTCGTGATAGAACCGGCTGTACCCAGCGGGAGCGTTCGGTGCCGACCCAAGAGTCGAGAGGTCGTCTGGGATTTCGAACCGCCACTTCTGGTCGGCTCCTCTGAACCAGCCGGTATCTTCCCAGATTTTCTCGCGCGAGGCGCCGAACTTGGCCTCCAATATCTCGGCCAGTTTGAGCGCGGGAAGATCTGCCGTTTTCGCATTCCGCCCGCCGAACATGCCAATGGCGCCGGCTGGCTTCGAAAAAGGCAGCGAACCCGTCATGGCGGTGCCCGCCAGATCAAACGCCTTTCCGACGGCCTCATCGCTGACATGACCCGTTGTCGGGTCGTATACGCCGGCCTCGCCGCGGTAGACCTGGCCGGGGAACTGCGCCGCGCCAAGAGCCGAAAGCACCGCCTGCGGCACAGCCCATGTCACGTTGCCTGCGTTCGTGCGCCCCAGCGGCAGGAGCGCGCTGCGATAGGCCAAGGCATTCGGGTCCGTGCCGAGCGCGGCAAGGGGCTCTGCCATTCGACGGTGGCCTCAGGTTGGGTTAGGTTGCCGACCGCGCGAAACACGGGGATGGGATGCGTCGGCTTGCGTGGATGGCTGGTCAGGCCGCTGCGATCATCGGATTGACTGTTGCGATGTCCTTCGATCCACGGCTCGCGCCGCAGATTGGTCGGGTGTTCATCGTCAATGTGATCGTGGTTGCGTTTGTGACCGCTGTCTCAACGGCTTTGTGGGACTGGCTGAGACGCCCCCGAGCGGTTCGCCGCCTGTTGGCCGATGAGCGAAAGGCGAAGCGCAAGGCCGAGCGCCTGATTGCTGCCGACCGGCGCCCTGGCGAGGCGTTCGAGCAGCGGGCGCGCAGAGGGTTCGGTCAGGATCGTAGCAATCTCTGACATGTTGTTACCGAGCCGATAGCGGGCGATCCGATCGCCAATAGCGCGCTTCAGATTGAGGCCGCCCTGAGCCACCGTTCCGGCGATCTGCCCCACGGCGCCTGCCGCAGACCGGCCTTCCTCTTGGATGGCTTGATTGAACGCGGTGTCGGACCCCTTCGGCGGCCGATAGCCGGTCGCCTCAAAGATCTCCATCAGTCGATCAAAAGCGTCCGCTCGCGCTTGGCCGCCGGGCAACTGCGTGAGCATGGCCCTGATGTTGTTGCGGTCAGCCTCGTTGCCGTAGAATGCTTTCCGCGCCGCAGCTCCCGCGTTTGGGTTGCCGCCGGCCTGGATATCGGCCATCGCCGAGTTGAATTTGTCTGCGATGTAGTCCCGCGCGATGGTCTGCGCGGCTCGCGGGTCTTGGCGAACAAGACGCCGTGCTGCCTGCTGCACAACGGCGTCATACCGATCACCCTGCCCCGCACCGGAAAGCGCGCGCCCCATGGCGGCCGATGCGCCTTCACCCTCAGGGGCAACACGCTCGGCAATAGCACCGAGCGGCCCCTGCTCGGCGGGGCGGACCACCTGATCCGTGATCTCGCCGTAGAGTTGCCGACCGGCCGCTAGGTCATCACTGTTGGCCACGAGCACGCCGTTCAAATCGCGCACGCCCTGGCGCGTCAGGCTGCTCGCCCTGCGCTGTGTGGCCGTCTCGCCGATGGCGGGGCCTGTTGCCGTGTCGTAAGCGTCGCGGGTTGCCTTCGCGACAGCATCAAGCTCGCCGACGTTCGTGTGTGGCACTTCGGGAACGGCGGGCATGCCGGGCGTGCCAGGGACTGTTTCGTAGCGGATTACCTGCCCATTCGGGCCCAAGACAGGCGTGCGGGTCGCGGGGGTGCCCGGTACCTCAGGGCGGCCCGGTTCGGCGATCAGCCGTGCGCGCAGATCCCGCAAGCCCGTGACAAGCTCCGGGTTGTTCGCATTGGCCGCAATTTCACGGTCAATACGCGCAACGACGCTGGCCACCTCATCGGCTGGGACCGTCGCGGATGCCGCACGCTGATAGAACGGGTCAACCTGCGCCGTCCGGTCCCGGCGGAGCGCGCCGAGAGCCCCATCGGCTGCCTCTTGCCCTCTCTGGGCGGCCTGATCCGCCGGGTAAGGGTTCGGGGCGACGGCATCCGTCTCAGCGGTGGCGGCGCGACGCACTTCCTGCGCCCGCCCAGCAGTGATGTCGGCAAGCGGGGCCGACCCCTCGCCACCGCTGTACTCAGCCACGCGTCGAAGCTGGGACAGGCGTTGCGCTCGCCCGCCCGTCACTTGGTTCAGGGCCTCATCCAGGGTCAAGCGAACCGGGTTCGCCATGCGGGCTGCGTCGTCAATCAGCGCGTAGGCTTGTCGGAGTTCATCGCCTGTGATGCCGTTGGAGCGAAGAGCCTCGCCTGTCAGCGCGTTCGCGCCGCGCGGAACCTCTCGGAGCCCCTGTGCAATGCCGCCAGCAAGCGCTCCAGCGAACCGAGCCGCAGGAGCAAGCTCAGGGGCGGCCTGATCTGCGATCTGACCCGCGCCTTCGCTGCCGAATGCCGGAAGCGCCACTCGCGAAACACGCTGAGCCGCCGAGCCAGGCGCAATGGCCCCGGCGGCGAACTGGCCAGTAGCATCGGCGAATTTACCCGGCACGGTCTGCGGCTGGTAAAGCGGGCCGGTGATGCTCTCAATGGCCTTGGTTGCCCCCTCCGTTGAGGGGAACTGGACCGTGAAGGGCATCCCTTCGTTGATCTTGTCGCGCTTGGCCTGCGACTCCTCATAGGATGGGGCTGCGGCGCTGCCCGTCTTGAGGAAGTTTGCAGCTCGGCCGAGCGTCTGCCGGGAGGCCCATTCGGCAGCGTCGTCAGCAAGACCCAAAAGCCCGACAGTCCCCGCCGCGCCGCGAGCGACACCCGATGCCGCTGACCGGGCGATGTCCGAGGCATAGGACGGAGCTTGAGAGGCCGCGGGCTTGCCGGACGCGCCAGAATTGAACGAGCGGAACGCCGTCAGCGCCGCGCTCTCGTTCGGCGCGTCCAACTCGTAGGACGAGCCGTCAGGGCCAGTCAATTGGAAGGTCGGCATCAGCGGACCCGCTTGATGGTCACGCCATCAATGACCGTTGAGGCGCCGATACCAAGGGCGCCAGACTGTCCTGGCACTGCGACAGCAGGCGGGGGCTCGGCGCTCAACCTGCCGCCCTCGCGAAGCTCCTTCATCCGCGCTACAAATCCGGTCTGGATGCTTGGAAGCGCCTTCAAGCGCTTGAACCCCTCTTGAGCCGAGATGCCGCCCTGCTGCTCGCCGAGAAGCACAAGATTGGCGATCTCGCCGCGCGTAACACGATCCTTCGCAACCGCTTCGAGCGTATCGGCGACGAGCGCGTTGCCCTCCGGCGTGTTGATGAGCCGGGGCAGCGAGCCCTTGAACATGCGCGCGTCAAAGTCGGAGGTTGCGCCCGCGCCCTCAATGCGCTGTGCGGGCGTGAGCCGATCCAAAAGCGCGTTGTACGCCTCGATCTTGCCAGAACCTTCGGTCTTGATGCCATACTCGCCGAGCTTCGCCTGAAGGGCCGCAACGCCACCCGTCCCGATAGAGCCGCCCAGCGCTCGGATTTCGCCGATGAGTGGGATGTCGCTCCGGGCCGCCTCGCCAACCTTTCCGATCGCATCGAAGCGGCTGACCAGCGCCTCTGCCGACTTAGTTGCCGTCGCCTTTGCGCCCGCGTTCTCGGCCCCGATGTTCACTTCTGTCGCGGCCTTGCCGGGGAAGGTCACTTTGCCGTCAGGGTCGATCTGCGCGAACGTGCCGGGGCTGATATTGCGGGCGGCCTTCTCCTCTGGCGTCAGGTCGCGGACGCTCTGGTCCTTGCCTTGGATCGCGCGCACCCACTGCCCGGTCTGCGGATTGAACGTATAATCGTTGCCATCCGCGCCCTTCTGCGTCTGGTACTGCACCGGCTTCGTGATGTTCGGCACTACCTCCGCCCGGCCGCTCTTGGACGTGCGGACAAGCTGGTCGCCGACCACCTGAAACGAGAACTCGTCGGGCTTGTTCAGCCCCTCAATGATCTTGGCGGCATAGCCCTGCGTCTGCGGGTTGCGCAGCATGGCGCGCAGGTTTTCGACCTGAGCCGGGGACAGGCGCTGGTTGGCAGCCGGAGATAGCCCGCCAATCGGTGCCGGGGTAGCCGCGCCGCGAGATGCTGCGAGTGCGGGCGATGCTTCCGTGCCGGGCACGAAGTCGCCGCCACCCTGTCCCGGCACGTTGAAGCCGATCGGCTGGGCGCCGGGAGCGGGCACGTCCGCCTGTCCGCTGGCAACCTGCACAGGAGCGGTCGGCGCTGATGCGGGGGCCGGCTGTCCACCGCCGCCGCGCTGCCCGCCCATCCAGGCGTAAACCTGCGCCGCAGTCTTCGGTGTGCCGTCCTTGTTGAAGAACACCGAGCGGTTCGCCGCGGCAACGCCAGGGCCTACCAGAGAGGCGGCAGGGACATCCGGATTGTTGACCGCGCCGGGGATGAACTTGGAGGCCCCGCCAGCGCCGAGGAAATGCGCGCCGTAGAGGTTCTGCGGATTGATCGGGATGCCGGCTGCCGTCAGTGCCTTGGCGTTCTGGTCCGTGAAGACGCGGATCGCCTTTTCCTGCTGGGCGGGGTCCGTGCGCCCGTTCGACGTCAGGCCAAGTTCGGGGTGCTGACGCATCAGCCCCGCCCAAGTCCCAGCCGTGAACTGATATCGCCCCGTCGCGGTCGAACTTGGGTTCTTGGCGAGATCGTTGCCGCCACTCTCCTTAGCGCGGATCGTGTTGAGATAGTCGCCCATCCCGCCGCCGCCAGCCTGCGCAAACGACGGCAGGTTCGGCGTTGCGGCGGGCGTGCCGAGCGCGGCGAGCGCGGCGAGCGGCGTTTGAGCCTGCGTAGCCGGAGCCTGCCCCTGCGCGGCGAGTGCAGCGTCGAGCTGCGCGTTGAGGAGCTTCTGCGCCTCTTCACGCTGCCCGATTTGCCCAAGGCTGCCGATCGCCTGCCCGAGCGGGGCGAAGTCGATCAGCGGGACGCCGAAGCCACCCGACATGCTACCTCAGCGGAAGAAGCTGGTGAGACCGCCGAGCACGTTTTGCCCGAGGCCGATCAGGTTGGCGGACGCCGCGTTCTGCGCCTGCGCCTTGTTGTTGTTGTTCTGCACCAGCGCGTTCGTCGCGTTGCCCCACAGGTTGGCGACGTTCTGGCCGAACCCGTTTTCCATCGCCGCAGCGTTGGTGAACAGGTTGCCGGCGTTGTTGCCGTAACTGGTGCCTAGGCTTCCGAGGGCGGTGCCTTGGTTCTGGCTTGCGCTCGCTTGGCCCTGCAACGCGCTCCCCTGCCCCGCCAGCCCTTGGGTGAAGAAGTTGGAGCCGTTCTGGAGGTTGCTGACGTACTGCTGGTAGCCTTGGTCGGCCAGCCCGGTTGCGGTCTTGAGAATGTCGGCAGTCGCGTTCCCGCCGGCCAGCCCGCCACGAGCCGCAGCGCTACGCTGAACAGCTTCGAGAGCTTGGTTCTGAGCGTACTGATAGCCGGGGGCCGCTTGGAATGCCGATGCCGCACGCTGAGCGCCCTCCGCACCATTCGCACCGATCGCGTCGCTGTAGGCCGAGTAAGCACCGCCGCCCTGCTGCACGAGCGGGTTGTAGAGCTGCCCGAGTTGCCCGAGGTAGCCTTGCGTCTGGCCGTACTGGTTGTTGAGGTCATCGCGGGCGTTGGAGTAGCCGCCGGCCAACGCAGAGAGCGCCGTCGCGCCGCTGCCGCGCGTGCCGAGCGTGGCAAGCGCGTTGTTCGTGCCGGTCGTCAGAGCATCGGCGCCGACGCCGAGGTTCTGGCCGATGATCGCGGCGTTGTTCTTGGCGGCGCGGTTGGCCGCCGCGCCCGTGAGCGCGTCGAAGATCCCCAAGCGGGCCTCCTATATGCTGTCGAGATGCGCCCGGAGCGCGCGGTTAAAGCGGTCCAGCGCGTCGAAGTAGTCGAGCCACGACTTGTTCGTGGTCCCGTCCGCGTTCACGAGGCTCTGCGTAGCGAGAGGGCGCTTCGGCGGCTGTGGGAAGTCGGCGGGGAGCGGCATCAGCCCTTCCTCATCTCGAGCCGGCCGAGATCCGCGCCGTAGAGGCTGAACGGCACTGGATCGGCCACTTCGACCCGCACACGCACGCCAGCGCCACGAGCGCGCCCAAGGCTGCCGACGCGCACTGTGCGGCCGAATTCGCCCTGTCGGCCCATGGAGCGCGGCACCGGGTTGCGGAAATCTGCCCCTCCATCGAGGGAACTAGAGATGGTGACGGTCGGATCGGTCTCGATCGGGTCGAGCCCTTCCGCCCTGCCCTGCCCCGTGCTGATCTCCACCCTCAGATCGTCCAGGCGGGCGCCCTGCGGGAATGTCGGGCCAATCGCTTCCATGGTGCAGACGAGCGGGTCGGAACCCTCACGCCTCGCCGTTTCATTGATTGCCATGAGGCCGGTGGAGCGCAGGTCGCCCACGAGCCAGCGGTTGAAGGCGTTCACCGAGCGCTCGGCCCGCCAACGCTTGGCTCCGTAGCTCTCCCGCTCGAACCAGCGATTGGCCGCGACGTGGTACTCCCACGTCCAATCCGGTCCCGACAGGCTCACCACCGCATTGCCGCCGAAGCCGTAGACGCACGCGCGCAGCGAGTTCGGGTCGGTAATGCCGGCGATGGAGCGCTCCACCTCGCGGGTCGAGACACGGGTCGGGGTGTAGCCGTCCCACCGGCAGACGGTGCGGTCTGAGGCAACGGAAAACCACGGCCGATCCCAGCCGTCTTCAAAGCCTGCCACAGCCCATTTGCCGAACAGCCCAGTATCGGACACCTCGGCTCGGGCCAGCGGGAACGGCTGCGTGCCGGCGTTCGAATAGAACTCTGTCGAGGTCGGGCCGAGCGCGATGTACTGGCCGTTCTTCGTGATGCCGCGGGTCAGGCCGTCCGGCTTGCTCTCGGCCTTGGTGAAGCTCTGATCGTTCAGGTCGGTCGTGTTCAGGCCCGAGGCGCGGATTGTGCCGTCACCGTAGGAAAACAGGAAATAGCCGTCGAGAAAGGCCACGCTCGTGGGCGTGTTCACATCCGGATCGGGGTAGTCGCTCACGCCGGAAGTCGTCGCTACGAAGGCGCCGTCCTCACTCACGATCACCACGTCAGGCGACGGGCTGCGGTTGTTGCGCGCCATCGTCACGGGATCGGAGCCTGACAGGACACCGACGAGAGTTGCGACGCCGGCCGAGTTGACCGTGTAGAGCGCATCCTTCACGGCGACGTAGAGAAGCGAGCCGACGAGGAGGAAGCCGCGAGGCCCTTGCGCGACCACGCTGAACGGCACGAGGCCGGGAGCGGGCACAAGAGCGGCGCGCTCGCCGTCTAGAGCCCAGAATACGTTGACCAAACGGCCAGCGCCCTCGCCGGGGCGAGCGCCGGGGCTGGAGGATTTCGGGAAGGTCAGAGCGACCATCAGAAATAGCACGCCCGCACAGGAGCGCCCGAATACGGCAGGCTGCGATGCTGCCGAAGCTTCTGCTCCGCTGCCTGCGCTCGGCTCGCCAGCGTCACAACCTCATCCTGCGGCAGACCGAATTTGCCCGACAGTTGAGACGCCGCGATATCGGCAAGGTGGTTGAACGCGGCGGGCGGTACGTGATCCAAACTCGGGAACGTGCCGATGTCCCGCATGTCGAGATCCGCAACGATGCCCGGAAGCCCGTTGCGGATCTTCTGTGCAGCCTCCGGCGACAACGGGTTGCCATCGCCAGCCTCACCGAGGCGTTCGGCGATCTCGCGCACGAGGTCGGCGGAGGTTATGGGCATGGATCAGCGGTCCTTCGGCGGACGACCGCGGCGCTTGGGCTCGTCGCCCTCGTCATCGACGGTGTTGGCGCCATCCACGAGGGAGGCGTCTTCTGCCGGCACGAGACCATCAGCCGTGGCGACGAGGCCGCCGGGGTCGGACTTCATGCCAGAGCCGGGCGGCGGCGCGAGGTTGATGGCGGAGTCGCGCGAAGCGCCCTCGCCGCCGAACGAAGCGTTCTCAGCCCGCTCGCGAGCCTTCTTATCGCCCGAGAAGTACGGGTTCTTCGAAAGCCGCTCGTAGGTGGCGTCATCGACCTCGACAGCCTTGCCGCTCTCGAAACGGACAGACCCGACCTGCGTAGACGACGGATCATCCGGCGAAATCGGCTTATAGGTGATCTTCGGCATCAGAGCCTCCTCAGGTCGAGTGCGGGTAAAATTCGACGTAGATGTCGGCGAGGCCGGCTGTCGCGCCACCGGACACGAAGGCGAGCACTGTCGTGTCCGCCGTGACGTTGCCCTGACCGGCGCCGAACAGGCCGGGCTTGTAGCCAGCCGTGCCGGGCGCGATGCCCGCCGAGGTGGCGAAGGCGGCCGGGACGGCGGTGGTGCCGACCGAAACGACCGGCGTGCCGCCCGTGAACGCAGCCTCGACGGCAACGGACACGGTGCGGACGTGGGAGCCGGCGGGAATGACGCCGACCTCGATGCCGGCCGCAGCCGTGTCAGCGAAGGTCACGCGCTTGCGAATGCCGTGAGTGACCTGGGTCTCATACTTGCGGGGAGGAGTGGCCACATCGGCCTCCTATGACGAGAGGGATGGGCTCGGGCGGCCGGGATCAGCCGCCCGGCGCGGATTAGTTGGCGGAGGCGGTTGCGAAGAACGAAGTCACCACGCCCCAGTCGGCGTTGGTGCCTGCGGCGACGCTGGCGGTCGCAGCGTTGCGGCCCTTGACGATCTTCGAGATGCCGTAGCAGGTCTCGACACCGCGGCCCTTGATGAAGCCGTAGTCGTCGTCGTTCCGGGTCGTCGGAGCCGGAAGCTGGCCGATCGCGTAGCCCATCGCCTGCTGGCCGCAGGTGAACGAGGGATACACGTCCACGCCGCCAGTACCCGCGCCCTTGAGCACGAGCTGGCTCAGCTCCGGCACTTCGCGGTAGATCATGCCCTGGAGCATGAGATCGCCGTCTTGGAACAGCGGGTTCTTGTCCATGCCGCTACCCTCGCGGGCGCGGGCGTTGGTGTTGGCCGACAGCATGGCCGGATCGCGCGCCAGATCGGCGAACGGGCCGGAAGCCAAGAAGGTCACGAAGTACTCACGGCCATCCTCGACCCGCAGGGGACGGATCTTCGGGTCGGCGTTCTTGGCGATCCGCTTGACGCGGCTGAACGCGGCGACCGTGGCGAGGTCGTTGGTCGCATCCACGTTAGCGATCGACGCCGCGAAGTTGCCGGCGACCAGCGTAGACTGGCCATTGCCGAACTGCACCCGATCCCCGTTGCCGGTCAGCCAAGCGTTGAGCTGCCCCGCGGTGGCGCCAACCATCGGAATGCCCTGCACGTTGCCGCTCAGGCTCGATGCCGTGCCGAACGGCTGAATGGTGCCAAAGGCCCGCACGAAGTCGTCGCGGAGCTTGGCGGCGGCCCAGTCGTTCAGGAGCGGGCGCACGGCCTCCATCTGGTCGATGGCGGATTTGCGCATCTCCTTCTTGTTCAGGATGACGGCGTGACGGGCCCAATCGATGACGATCTTGTGCCCGTACTGGTCCATCGCCTCTTCGTTGCCGGTCAGCGTGTTGGCGCCGACCTGACCCGAGCCGGTGAGACGGCCCACGATCGGGATAGTGATCTGCTCGCCCTCGTCGCGCAGCTCGTAGATGCGCTGGATCACGGCATCGGTGCCGTTGCCGATGTAGGGGGCGAACAAGTTCTCGCGCTGCCACTCCGTGAAGAAGTTGCGGCGCCACTTCTGGATTTCCAGAGTGGTGGGGGTGGTGGTGACGGCCATGGATGGTCTCCGACCGCTAGCTCAGTGGCGTAGCGGCATCATCAGCCGCGGCGACCGCCCATCTTCGGGGGCGCAGCCGCAAAGATGTCCTCCTCACCGATCGACTGCTGATGGCGCGCGGAGGCGCCGGCAGCATTGTTCAGCGAAGGCGGGACGATGAGGGGGGCTTGGCGACCAGCGGCGGGGGCCTGTACGCCCGCGGCCTGAGCCTGCCCTTGCAGCATGGAAAAGACCTGCTGCTGAAACGCGGGGTCGGACTTAACCCGGCGCTCGAATTCGGTGCTGAACCACTTCTCGGGGTCACCCCCGGTGGTGGTGAACGCCTGCTGACGGCGGTTCCATTCGACGGCCGCAGCGAAGGGGTTCGGGCTGCTCATGATCCGTCGATGTTCGAGCGGATCGATCTGGTTGCGTGCGATGGCGGTATCGAACGCCTCCACGGCCGACTGAACGACGTCGGAGCCGTGACGGACCTCGGCCAACTCGCGGTTGAGGTTGCTGACGACGGTCTGAAACTGCTGCTGCTGCTGCCGAGTCTGGTCGGCGAACGGCTGGAACTGCTTCTCGAAGACCTGCTGAGCCTGGAACGCGGCGAAACCCGTCGGGTCCTCGAAAGGATCGGGGGCCTGCTGCGGCTGGGCCGGCGCTTGAGGCTGCTGCGACGCCTGCTGATGCGGAAGCATGCGCTGAAACGCGGCCATCTGGCCCCGCATCTCCGCAAGCTCTCGATCACGAGCGGCTAGGTCCGACTCGTACTGACGCCGCTTCTGCTGCTCGCTCTTGAGGTCGCCGTACAGCCCTCGCTCGCGCGGGGTGAACTGCTGCTCTTGCGAACGAGCCGCCTGCTGTTCCTCGCCCTCAGGCCGATCCGGCTCACCCTGGCTCGGCAACTGGCCGAGGTTAGGCGTCGGGGTCTCCTGCTGTGCGGGAACGGTCTCTTGTGTCGTCTGCTCCTGCTCTCGCGGCTCCGGGGCGGCGAACCGGCCCTGGTCGTCGCGTGCGGGTTCGCTGGCTGACGCGAAAATTGCGTCATCCGAGAGGTCGTCGGTGTCCATGGATAGCCTATGCCCTGGCTGGAGGATGCGCCCTGTCTCGGCCGGGCGTCGCCTTCACTCCGATTAGTCGGCCGGAGAACCGTGACCCACGCGATAACCCGCGCGCGGGAGCGGGAACTTAGAAGCTGGACGAAGCGGACATCGCCGGCTGACCGAGCGGCGCCATCGTCGCCTGGGCGGTCTGCTGGTTGATCTGACGCGTGCGGGCCTGCATGTGCGCCATCTCCGTGATGGCCTTGGCCTCGCCCACCGCGTCCGCTTCGTCCAGCGCCGCCATCTTCGACACAGCGTCTGCCTGAGCGCGATCCGCCTCGGCATTGGTCTTGCGCACCTTGGCCTGAGCGTCGGCGAACTGAAGCTGCTGCGCGGCCTGCTGCATGGCAAGCGCCTGCGGATCGGGCTGCAGCGGCTGGTTCATCGCCGCGAGCTTTTGGCGAACGGACGGGGTGAGGTTCGCGACCTCGGCCACCAGCGGCAGAGCGCCAGGACCGGCAATCAAGCCCTTCTGGATCATGCTGTCGAGCACCTGCATGGTGTCCTCGTTCAGCGTCACTGTATCCGGCCCCTCGTCCATCACCATGTCGAGGTCGAGTTCGCCGATCGCGTTGGCGATGCGCGGGCCCTCCGGCGTCATCACCATCTGGTTGATGGGAAGGAACTCCATCTCGCTCGGACCGGCGACGCGGATGAAGCGCTCGTTCGTCCAGAACTGCTGGATGTCGAACCACAGGTCGCGATACAGACCGATCTTCCAAGCCTTGTAGCGGCCGAAGTAGGGGCCGAGCTGCGCAATGCCGGCCTGCTGCTGCATGGCCTGCGCACGGCCCGACTGTGAGCCAGGCCCCGAGCCGAGAAGGGCGGGTGTGGGGCCAAAATTGTCGATCTCGGCCTTCGCCTCCTGGAGAAGCTGGGCCTGCCCCTGCATCTGGATATCGAGATTGCGGATCTCGAACCGCTGCTGGCCCGGATTGACCTTCACTGCGCCATCGGGGCGAGCAAGCTGACGCCGGCTCTCGTCAATATCGTCAACCGCGCCGTCCTCGTAGATCACCTGATTGGTATTGAGGATGTGCAGCAGTTTGGAGCGACGGTGGTTGATCTCGTCCTGAGGCGACTTCATGTTGCGCACGAAGCCGTAACGATCACCGTCCTGATCCACCCCGGCCGAAGCCATGTTGTAGCGGCAGCGTGCCCTGCCCCGACGATCGCGAAACGGGCTCTCGCCCTCGGACAGCACGATATCGCCCGTGTGCAGGGCGTACCGCCAGCCGCCGCGGAACTTGTACCACACCTCCACGACTTTCACACGCTTGAGCCGCGTATCGTACCAGAGCTTTTCCCAGTCCTGTAGGCCGAACGATCCGGCGGGCGACTTATCGACCGCTGCCGTTAGATCCTCTTCCTTACCGGGGAGCATCTCGATCGCGGCGTCGAGATCCATCCACTTGTAGACGCCCTGATACCGAGCATCCGAGAAGTCCGCCTTTACGCTGCGCGGATCGTAGAAAAACGTCTCCGGAGCGACGCGGCGCAGCACGATGTTCGGCTGCCCGTCGATGTCCGTTTCAATGTCGCGCTCAAGCCCGCCGAGGCCGTCGATAGCGAGATCCTGCGCGATCTGCGACGACAGGCTTTCCCACGCATTGGCGTCCAACACCTCACGGACAGCCGCGGTGCCGATCTCGGCGCCGGCTGCATGAGCCTGATGTCGAGCCTGCGCCTTCGGATCTTGGCGCAGCCGCTCGACCACGCCAACGATGCCGTCGATCTTGAGCGAGATGCGGTTGTTCGTAACCGGCGGCTGGTTGCGGTCGTTGAGAACGCGGCGCTCTTCGTCCGTCCACTGCGCGCCGTGATAGTAGCGTCGAGCCTGCTGCTGCTCGACCATCTCGTCACGCTTGGTCTCCTGATACGCGTCGAACCACTTTTTGAGCGTGTGGAGGCTTTCGCCCTTGGTCTCCTCGCTCACGACCTCCGGCACCGACACGGTAACACCGGTCGGCGGCAGCACGGCGCCGTAGCCAGCAGGCGCGATCATCGGAGCAGGGGCGGGCGAAGCGACCATATCAGTTGCAGATCACTCGAATGGTGAGCGCGGTGCTGGGTGCCGTCTCGAACGGGCCACTCGTGAGCAGCAGCGTGCCGCGGGAGCGCTTCACGAGGACCGTAGCGCTGGAATTGGTCTGGCCTGTCACGCCGCCGCCAACCATCTGATCGCCTGACCAGCCGTGTATTACGTCAACATCGGGCGTAGTCGTACAGGCTGGCCACGAGTAGGTAGCGACGCCGCTCGTGTTGCTGGTCGCTGTGTAGCGCTCTACCCGGCGCGGTGTCCCCGCTGGTCCAACAGGACCAGTAGCCCCAGCAGGCCCAGCAGAGCCAGGATTCCCCATTGCGCCAGCGGGACCGGCAGGACCGATAGAGCCAGGATTGCCGCTATCACCGCGAGGACCAGCAGCTCCCACATCACCTTTTTCTCCCTTCGCCCCTGGCGCACCCTGCGGACCGGCGGGACCAACCCCCGGCGCCGCCGTGCCTCGGGCCTCCACGGGGCTCCCAAGGCTCAGGAATAGGCATAGCGCGAGGTAGGCGCGCGCCAACGTCATTGACCGGTGCCGTACTGTAGCTCGACCGTGCAGCCCGCCGGGCCAGGATCGGCGACCGTCATCACGGAGACGGTGCGGGTCGGCATGTAGGGCGGGCTACTCGCCAGCACCTCCGACGTGCGAGCGAGGAAGCGCGTCCCGATGGTGGGCGTCACAGTGTCGTTCACCGTGGCAACGGTGCGGATGCGGATGTCCACCGAGCACGGGTTGACGAGGCGATAGCTCGTGGATCCGGTCGGCTGCTCGATGACGTACTGCGTCGGTGTCGCCCCCGCGGCGAGGAAGTGCGGATCGCGCATCCGGAAAAATGGCGTCATGTCGGCGGCATAAGCCGCGGTCGAGAGCGCCAGGAGAGCGAGAAGGGCGCGCATCACCGATACCCGATGAAGCCAGAGACATCGCCGGCCGCAACCGCGGTCGTGTCTGCGTCTCCGTTGGCTGCCGTGATGTCGAAGCCGATCCCGGCCGGGAAGGCGAGGCCGATGCCGTTGCTGTAGCTCTGGCAGGTGCTGGCGCTGATGACGATTGCGCCGAGATAGACAGGCGACGTGCCGGCCACCGGCATGGTCGCAAGATCGAAGAACCGGACGAAGCGGGCCGCGCTCGCCGCGTTGCACAGCGTGTAGGTAAAGAGCCGACCGCCCGAAGCCTTCACGTTGCGCGCGTTCGTGTCGGCCGTGCTCATCACGCGGTAGACGGTGACGCCGCCGATGGCCGAAGCCGTGCTGTCACTCGCGCTACCAGCGACGCAGAGCTTGCCGTTCTGGTCCGTGTAGAGGCTACCACCCGCGCCCGGCTGAGCAACGACGCCCGCGCAATCCGGTACAACTTGGGCCGTCTGCGCGTCAACTGAGCCGGTCAGGGCCACGAGCCCGAGGGCTGCGGCGATGGCGAGGCGGTAGAGCATCAGCCTGCTCGCCGAGGGGCGCCAGTGTGGCAGTGCGTGGCGTGCAACAGCGGGTTATCGTCGTGCTCTTCCCGCAGCGCCGCGCGGATTTCCTCACGGATCATGAGGCGCACGTCTTCGGCGGTGGCTTGGCGAGACGTGTCCGAGCCCTCGGCGGCCGAGCCGAGCAGCAGGCTCAGGTGCTCCCCAAAATCCCGACCCGACGTTACGGCGCCGGCGACAAGAGCGCCGTGCACATGTTCGGGAACATGGCATCCAACATAAATTCTGCTCATCACACTCTCCACGACCCTCCGCCACTCGTGCGCTGAGCGCGGTAGCCGGTCTGCTTCGCGGGCTCGGCCGTTTTCGCTTTGGCGACCCACGGCCGGCTCATGCAGCCGTAGCGAGCCTCGTCCGCAACGTGATCCTCGGCGTCCGTGTCGAGGTCTTCCGGCCGGCTGCTGTCATGCTGGATCATCGGGACGGTGCGGATGAAATCGCGACAGGTCGAGAACACGTAGAGCATTGGCTGCCCGGCCTCGCCGACCAGGCGTTGGCGCATCGCATCCCAACCGCCCATCGCGCCGGCGCGCGGGACGCGCTTGTTGTCGGCCTCTCGGAACGCCGGCCCTTTCAGACCGCGGCCTGGATCATTCCACCGCTGCATCCGTTGAGCGATCGAAGGGCCGCCATCCTCGGCGAAGGCCGCAGGGTCGAGGACGCCATAAGCGACACGCTCGTTGGCTTCCCGGCTCGCGATGCCCTCGGCGACCTGTTCGGCCGTGAGTTTGAGCCCCGTGTTGGCCTGACCGGGCTTACAGCCATACCACTCGCGATAGCGCACCATTGCGCCTCGGGGGATCGTGAGAACTCCGCCCACGCTTCCGGGTTGAGGTACGCGTGTGTCATCCCCCGCGATCGCCCACCAGCCCACCGAGAAAGGCTTGGCGCTGCCCCAGTCCATAGAGCGGAAACGGAGCCAGTCACTCGGGATCGCAAACGGCGCAACGACATGCTTCGCCTCATCCCACTCATCGAAGAACGCGCCCTCGACGCTTGACCAATCACCGCCGAGCCATGCCTTGACGAGCTTGGCGCCGCCCGTGAGCTGCAAGCGCGAGGCGTAGAGCGGATCGCTCTCGATTAGGATGCGGTTGTCCGACAGCCGGGACGGAATCACCGCCATCTTGTGCACCGATCCGTCGGGCAGTTCGCGCTCAACGAGCTTCGGTCCCATCGGGAACGGCACCAGCTTGTAGCGCTCCCTGATCCAACCTTGCCCGGCGCCGCCAGGGTTGGCCGTGAGGATCATCTGCACCGGCACGCCGTGCGAGGAGCGGAGCGCACCGAACAGCTTGTCGATCGCTGACGGGCTGGCGTACTGGCCCGCTTCCTCGATCCACACGTCGGTGAGGTTCTTGCCCTGCTGCGCCTCGGCGTCCTTGTCGCCGTCGAGATAGCCGAATGCCACACGGCCACCGTGTGGCATTCGGAACGTGAGCTTCGACTCGTTGAACTTCGCACCGAGCGGGACGAAGATCTCCTTGGCGCGCTCAATCGCATCCTCGGAAGTCGTCGTCGCCTTGCGGAACATGCGGGCGTTGAAGTGCGCGCCGTAGCGCTTCTCCTTCAGTGCCCACTTGCCGAGAACGCCGTCCGTCTTACCGCCGCCGCGGGCGCCGCCGAAGAAGATCTCCGGCAAGGGGCAATCCACCAACGCCTTCTGAGGGCCAGCCTGTGGCCGCCAAACAAACTCGACGGTGCTAGTGCTCCGTGACGTGCCGATCGGCCCACTGGTCTGCGCTGACAGGCTCATCGGTGATTTCACGTACCGTCTGCGTGATCTCGGAGCGGTCCACGAACATGCCGAGGTGACGCGCGATGCTATCGAGCGCGCCCTTCTTGTCGTGGAACTTGACCTTCAGTGCGCCTTCCTTGGTCTGGCTGATCTCGGCGATGGCGCGGGCGGTGTCGCGGTCGATCTCGTCGCTACCGACCAAGGCAACTTCGTTGACGGTCTGCGTCTTCGGGATGCCGTCTTCGTCTTCCTCGTTGGTCTCGGTCGTCAGAGCGTGCCAGTTCACGGCCCGGCGAATGTCGGAGAAGGCAATGCGCTTGTACTCGCGAACGACCATCTCAATCGTCACTTCCGCTCGCTTGGCGCCGGCCTCAAGCAGTTCCTCGACGCGATCAGCGATGACATCATTTGACATCAGCCGAGCAGCGTTCTGGCGATGGCCTTCGAACCCTGCTGCGACGTAAGCCTGACTGGCGCTCTTGCCCTTCGCCAGCTCTTGAGCGAACCGCTCATGCCTCGGGTTGGAGAGAACTGGCACCTTGGCTCACTCGCCCTTCGGCTCCTGCCCCACAACAGCGGCTTCGCTCTCGTGGGTGGTGGAGGGTTGGTTGGTGGGTTTGGGCTGTGCCGAGGCATCCGAGCCAGTGCCATCGGTCTTCAGCCACGTCAGCACGGTCTCAGCGTCGGCCATCACCTTCTGAAGGGTGGCGCCGGGCTTGGCTCGCTGATTGGCCAGCATGATCGCTTGAGCACGGAGATGGTCAGGGCTCATGGCTGTGTCCTAGCGCCTATCGGCAGAACGGTATCCCGCCGAGACGGCGAGTTGAGCGTGACGGTCGATGGCCGAGCCGAGGGAGTCAGGATCGCACATCGGCATGGCGTCGAGAGCAGCGCGGAACATGGCGTTCTGCCGGCGCTCCGCTTCAACTCTCACCATCCTCCCGAACGCGACAGCGCCCCTCACATTCGGGGTGTCGTCTAGGCGGGAGGAGATAGAGGCGAGGCCGGAGGGGAGAGAGGTCATGCCAGCAGGAACCATCGCATGAAGCCTGAGCCGATGACGACGCCGAGGCAGAGAGCAGACCAGCCGATCAGGATCATATCGCTCGTGCGGTAGGCCATCTCACTCCCCCACCGCCATCCGATCGCCCTCGGGCTTTGCAGACATGCGGATGAGCACATGCGCGGCGACGCCGACGTGCTGGAACTGGTCGGAAGCATCGCACCAGCAGACGCCCACCAAGCCGCCTTCTGTAAAATTGTGAATGACCATCTCGGGGCCGCCGCAACGAAGACGGACGATTTCACCGAGCGTAAAGTCGCCACTATGCTCGCCACTCTTGCGCTGATCGCCCTCCCCCATCATCACCGGCGTCACGCTCCGTGTCAGTGTTATCCTGTGATCCTTTGAGATCCGAGCCGCTGTGCGGGTGTTGGTCTCTCGGGTGGATTGGGAGAGGGAGGCGGGGCGGGTGACGGATGTCACTTGCGGCGAGGCACCAGATCGTATTCGACGCCGTTTATGACCACGCCGTCGCGAACCATCTTAGACCCCTGCTCGGCCTCGCCACGGAGGCGGCACGGGCACTTGGTTTCGCCGGGCTGCGGGCCGACGCAGTTGCAGGCATGGACCGCTGATGTGCGTCCCGCCAGTCCGACGATGGCAGAATGGCGATAGGCTTCAGACAACTGGCGAAGGCGCGCTGCATCCTCCGGGGATTGCCGAGGGCCGAAAGTGATGCGTCCCACGTCCATGGCGCTTGTCCTGCGAGAGGGCTTCGATGCGGAGGCGGATAATTCGCGGCTCAACCGTTGGAGTAGCGCCACTTTTCTGGCCGCAGCCCGCCCGCCTCACCTATGCTCGGCCTCAGGCCCGAGAGGGGCGTCCTCGGCGCATCGAACGTGTCCCGCCCAAGCCGTCAGGCATCGGGTGCAAAAAGGCTTGGCAGCTTGAGACGCTGACCGGAGCCTGGGCGGATCTGAGAATTTTGCAGACACCTCACCCATCGCGAGAAAACGCAAGCCTGCGGCGGCTCTAGCGCATCCTCACGACGATCTGCCCGTCCCTATGGAGTTCTCGGCAGCTAGGCGAAGCCTTGGCGCTCGGGTCTTGGCCAACGGCCTAAGCTCAGCGAGCGCCATAGTCGTGAGGGCGAAAGTGGACTACTGACTCGCCAAGTCAACGGATGGGTCTAATATTGCCGCGCTTATCCACAGGTGGCCGCGTTCGATTGTAGAGCCATTCGATCGGCGTCAGGACGGGCGTTGCCTGCCCGAAGATCATCGCCTCGATCTTGATAGCCGGACCGTCCCCGCTGGCGACTACGATGCCTTGGAACGAGGAAAGCGGGCCGCCGCGGATATCGACGTTATCGCCCTCGGCGAACGCAGGTGGCGGGACAGCCTCGGCGCTCCCGGCCTCGAGGGCTGGCCGCAAGTCGTCATCGAACCATCCGGCCGACTCTTCTCGAGCGAGCTTGGCGATGGAGCCACACCGCATCGGTGCAGGCTTGCCGTTGTTGGTGACGATAGCGATGACCTCCATGCGATTGCGGCCCAGCAGGTCGGTTTCGTACAGCGGGTCGAGCGATTGGTCATCGCTGATGCCGACGAAGACGTAGCTGCCCAGCAAGGGCGTCTGGAGCTGTTTGCGGATGCGCCAGTCGCCGCGGCGCGACTCCCGCCAGTACGTCCGCATCGGGGCGTAGGCTTGCAGCCCAGCCTCGCGGATCTTGCGCACGGCGTGCGCGACGCGGCCGGGGCGGGCCGTCACGGCGTGCCACCACAGCCGCTCGGTTCCAGTCTCGATCCGGCACGGCTCAATCCGCTCGCATAGCGGAAGGGTCATCTCGCGCCGCCTGTCGAGCGGGATGCGGGCGAAGTGAACGGGCGTCTTCTTGGTCGAGCCATAACGGCCCAGGGGCGAGGTACTCATACGCGGCGGCCTCTCGGTGGTCGCCACGGTCACGGTCGGAATGTGCGAGGGGGATGATAGCGCGCTCGGCGCGGGAGGGAACCCCTGGCCGGCCGTCATCCACCGCCTGACGCCATTTTAGTTCCGTCGGTTCCTTCGGAGGTGCCGTATAGAAAGCCCCCGTACCCCACCGAAAAAGAAAGACCCTCCGAAATTACCGAAGGAACTAAAGATAGCGCGCAAGAGCTATTATATAGCTTATATACCAGTAACTTAGCAGTTTCAGTTCCTTCGGAAAATCGACCCGAAGGAACACCCGAAGGAACCGAAGGAACTGGAACGGCCAAGCCAGTTCCTTCGGAAATTCGGGTTCCTTCGGGGGGAAGGAACTGGCCTGCCGCGAGGCACGAAAAAGCCGCCCGGAGGCGGCTTGGGTTAGGGCTTTTGCGGGCTGGCGCGGGGCTCAATACCCGTACCAGATGGTGACGACGAGCGCCTGCGTGATGTTCTCGCTGCCGTCATCGTCTCGTGTCCCGGCGAGCGCCGTTTCGGTTCGTTTCACGGACATATCAAACGGCAAGCGGTCCTTCAGCCAAGCGTTGATCTGCCCCTCAAGCTTTTCGATCTGAGGGTGGCCCCAAGCCTGAAAAATCTTCACACGCATGATCTTTTCTCCTGCACGTAGACGTAGATATCGGGCTTGCGTCCGCCCTCTTTCGAGCTGTCACCCTTGATGATGGCGACCTGTCCGCCCTCGGTGAGGCTACGGAGGATGCGGTCGGTCAGACTCGGCTCCCATCGCCCGTCGATCTTGCGGGTGATATCGGCGCGTTTCATGCGCTGCGCCTTTTTCAGGAAGCTGAGCACGAGCCGCTGATTGGCTTGAAACTCGGTTTCGGCCATTTTCAGCGCGGCATCCTCGATCATGAACCGCGCCGACGCCATGGCCACGGACGCGCCCCATCGGTAGTCGCGCTCGGTCACGACGGCCCGCCGACCCATGGCTCCGACGGCGTGGATCGTGGCCAGCCGCACGGCCATCTCCGCAGTCCGACCGAGGAAGGGCGAAGCCACGTCGTCATCGTCTCGCCAGCGGGTGATGCGTCGCGCTAGGGCGAGGTGGTACTGCTCGACCTCCGGCGTCGCCCAGCGAATCTTGGCGATGTTGGCCGGGTGCTCGTAGCCGAGCAGAGCGTTGAGGGCGTCGAGATTGCCGGCGTTCGGCAGGACGGCAGCCAGCTTCCGCCCGAGCTCGGCCGGCACGGTTAGCCGGTCCATCAGCTCGTCGCGTTCCTCGGCAGGCGGGTCCGCCATGATGATGGTGAACCGGTTGAGGAAGCCGTTATCGACCGACGCTCCGGTGAGCGAACGATAGAACTCGTTCAGGGTCGAAGCGCCCATCAGAGTGAGGGCTGGCGAAGCCAAGTGCTCGCTTCGCTCACCGGCTCTGGCCGAGGTCTGCCAATCCTCGCCGGGGAGCACGGACCACAGCTCGCGCAGCACGGAAGAAATCGCGCTCTCGTGGGTCGTCGCCTTCCGGTTTCCCATCTTGGCGAAGATGGCCGAGCCGATCTCGTCCACGGTAGCCACGGCGGTGCGAGAGCTCTTCATGATGAGCTCGATCGCCGTGTCGGACTTGAACTTGCCCGACTGCACAATCGCGCCGTAGCCGGCTGCCTTCAGCAACTGCCCGACCGCCTTGAACGGACGGTCCTTGCCGACCGACGTGGCACCGAGGTTGACCAGATAGAGGTGGGTCGCCGAGCCGGTCGGGCCCATGAGATGCCTCGAGCAGATGCCAGCCATGACGGCGATGGCGGCGGTCATGGCGAGCGATCGGTTCGGCTTGCGCGACGTGGCCACGATCCAGTCGGTGATTTCGCCAAGCAGCCCGTCCGGCTTGGAGATGTCGCCGAATTCGTAGTCGTTGCCGACCGGATCATCGTGCGCCGCGGGCGGCTTGGTCTCGATGATCTCGCCGGTCTCGGCATCCGCCAAGGTACCGTCGGGCGCCTCGACGACCTTGCGCGCGAGAAGCGCATTGGCCGCCTCGGCGCCGCGCGTTTCGGGCGCTTCGTCGGGGCAGTAGCGAGGGGACCGGGCTCCGTCTCGTAGCGCCCGAGCGATCGTGCCGCGTGGCCCGAGCGCCTTATCGTTGGCCGGGATGCCCCAAGATGTGGCTGCGTTGTGAAGCGCGGCATAGGCTTCCTGTTCGGTTAGGCACCCGCCGCCGACGAGCTGGCCGATCCGGAACGCGCAGAGATTAGCGGTCTCGTTGCGCGTGCCCTGCGGGGCCATGGCGAGCTCGCGCATTTCTTCTTCAAGGGCGCGCTCGCCGTAGGCTCGGCGCCGATCGTCCGAGACCGGGGCGCCGGTTTTCAGTCGGGTGGCGCGTGTCTCTCGAACCTCGTGCTGGCCTTGCAGGATCTCCACTAGCCAATCGGGGATTTCGGGCGCAGAGAGGATGTCGTAGCCGTTCGCCTCATAGCGGCGTCCGTCCAGCAGCGTCGCGCCGGGGGCGATGACGTAGCCGCCCTTGCCGCGGACATCGATGCCGATCTTGCCGCGCTTAGGGGGCAGCGACCCGCGCCCATTGCCGAGATCGCGACCGCCGCGGCGGAAATAGCGGTGCTCGCCGCCCGAGGGCGTCTCGACGGTCGGCGCGTCGTCGTCGCGCTCGTCCAGCACGTCGAACCAATCCTTCACGCCCTCGGCGCCGTCGGCGTCGATCACGAGCAGGTCGGCGCGGCCGAGATGGAGCGCCGGCAGGGCGTCGGGGTTCTGCTCCCACCACGTCCGGATTTGCCGCTCGTTCGTGGTGGCAGCGGAGTGCCAGAACACGCCACGCAGCGGGCACTTCACCTTCTCGCCGCTGGCGTAGCAGGGGAACACCGGAACCCCCGCACGCGACCATTCCAAGGCCACGTCGAGGTTGGAAAGCGCCTGATGAAGCGCGGGGTCGAACAGAAGGCCGAGATCCGCCATCGCTCAGCCCTCCCCTTCGCCAGCCTCCTCTTCTGGCGTTCGGGGCACCGCCTCATCGATCGCCGCGCGCATCGCGGCGGGGTAGGCTTCGTGGATGACCTGAAGGAACTGCTCCCAATTCAGCGGGTCGAGCTTGGCAAGGTCGGTCTCGCCGATCCGGTCGAGATATGCCCCCCCGGCGGCTCCCGCTTCGAGAATGGCTCGCTTCTGGATTTCGTCGTAGGCGCTGGCACGCATGGCAATGGCTCTCGATCCGTAGTGTCCATCGGCGCACTCCTGGCAGAGCCAGCCGACACTTCTGCCTTTTTCGACCCCGAGCCCGGTCGCTGTCTGGCAACAGACGAAGCAGGCGTCGGGGTTGTCGAGATGGCGGGTCATGTCATCACGCCGCCTCCCTTATCGCGTCGCGGTAGCCGACGATCTCGTGGTACTTGCCGTTCTTGCGCACGCGGATCTGTGCCGGCATGGCGAGCTCGTCGGTGCGCTCTAGGGCCTGGGCAACCGTGGTCGGAGCCCAGCCGCCGCCGCGGTCGGACCACCACCGCTCTGCGCGGCCGCGCACCCCGCCTTGGTGCTCGAGACAGATCCAAGCTCGGTGCGTGCTCACCCCACAGTGGAACGAGACGCACAGGCTGTCGGGCGACCCGGCTTTGGTGTGCCGCTTGAAGTCCCAGCCCGTGACGGTCAGCCACGGCGGTGCTTGGCTCGAGAGGATCAAGCTTTCAGCGTCTGCCTGCGCCTCGTGCTTCGGCGCCTCGTCACGGGTCCACTCGTGACCGCAGGTGACGCAGGTTCGGGCGTTGAGCGCGTTCAGGCTCTGGCAAGCCGGGCACTCTTTCGCGCGGACCTGTTCGACCTCGGCAGCCGCGGCGCGACCGCCCTTTGTCTTGCCAGCGACCACGATGGCATCCACCGGCCCGTGACGACGGACATTGCCGGCATAGTCGAGGATTAGGCAGTCGGCCTTGCCAGGCGCGAGGCGAGTGCCGCGACCAACGATCTGCACGTAGAGGCCGACCGACAGCGTGGGCCGAAGCATCGCCACCAGATCAACGCCGGGAGCGTCGAAGCCGGTCGTGAGCACGGCGCAATTTGTGAGGCACCGCAGCCGACCCTCGCGAAACTCACGCACCAGCCGGTCGCGCTCTCCGGCCGGGGTTTCACCCGAGATCATCTCGGCGCGGATGCCACGCCGTCGCACGGCGTCACGCAGGTGCATCGCGTGCGCCACGCCGGAGGCGAACAGGAGCCAGGACTTGCGATTGGCCCCGAGCTCGACGAGTTCGGCGACGGCGGCTTCCGTCACGTCCTCGCGGTCAACTGCCGCCTCGAGACTGCCGGCGACGAACTCCCCCCCGCGGCGGGCCACGCCCGACACGTCAAGCGTCGTTGCAGTTGCCTTCGAGACGAGCGGCGAGAGGAAGCCGTCCTCAATGCCTTGGCCGATGCCGTAGGAAAAGACGATCTCGGAGAAGACGCGATCGTCGCCTTCGTCCAAACGACCGCTGTCAAGGCGATAAGGGGTAGCGGTGAAGCCCGCGACGCGCAGGTCCGGCGTCGTGGCCCGCAGGTCGTCGAGCAGGCGGCGATACATGCCGTCGCCGGCCCGTGGTACAAGGTGGGCTTCGTCGATCAGCACGAGATCTCGAGGCCCGAGTTGCGCGGCCGCGCGGTAGACGGACTGGATCGAGCAGAACAGGATGCGCGAGCGCCAGTCGCGGCGTCCGAGCCCGGCCGAGTTGATCCCGACCGGCGCGGCTGGCCAGAGGCGCAGCAGCGCCTTGGCATCCTGCTCGACGAGCTCGCGCACATGGACCACCACGAGGATGCGCATCTCGGGATAGCGCTCGAGCAATTCGCGGATCAGCGTCGCGAGCATGACCGACTTGCCGACGCCGGTTGCGGCTTCGACGAGGGGGTTTTCGCCGCCGTTCGCCCAAAAGTCGAAGACGGCATCAACGGCGTCGCGCTGGTACGGGCGGAGGAGAGTCATGCGCTACCTCCCCCGCGATGCCTTACCTCGCGCTGGAGCGCAGCTAAGGCAGTGTCGAATTCGGTTTCTGTGGCCGCCGCAACCGCGTGTGCCACATTGAGAAGCCGCTCATAATCAGCGCGCTTGATCCTGAGACGCTTATTTTTTGCCTGCTCGCTCTTCGTCGCCCACCGACAATTGCCGGGTTCATAGTTACCGTTGGGATCAACACGATCAAGTGAACAACCTTCAGGGCGCTCCCCCATATCCTGAAGGAAGGTAGCGAAGTCCATCCATCGCGCGCACACGCGAATTCCACGTCCGCCATAATCTGCGTACTGGTGGAATGATGGCCGATTGCAGCGATTGATCGCAGCTGCCCACGATGAATAAGTTCCGCTGGCCTGATGCCTAACGGCGTGACCGTGTCTTGTCATGGCCGCAGATCGGAGAGCATTAGACGCGCAGCCGCAGGAGTTGCTTCGCCCCTTACTAAGGCTATCAGCAGGGATGACCTTTTCGTTCCCGCACTCGCATCTGCACAGCCATGTGGAGCCGCGCCTTTTATTTCTCCCTGATAACGAGATGACGGTTAGCTTACCGTAAAACTTGCCAGCAAGGTCTATGACGTTCCCGATTTTCGTCACCTCAGGCCAGTCGAGGACACGCCGCCCCGGTGCCCAGAGGTCCCAAATCCGTTCACTTGAGGCCATCACGCCGCCCTCCCCTGCTCGCCGCCATCGATCCACACGGAGCCGTCGCGCATCTGATAGGTGACGCGGCGCGTAGCCGGGTCGGCGTCGATCTGGTCGCCCGGCACGAGTGCCGGGATGAAGCGATGCGCGGAGCACCCCGCCTGCTGCTCTTCGTACCGCAGCGTGCGGCTGCTCATGCCGCAGATCCAGCGGGGGCCGTCGCTGACCTGCGCCTCAAGACAAGTCCGGCAGTTCGTGCGCGCGAAGGCGCCCTCATGGCAGACCGCCCGCGCCGGGCAGAACATGCACTCGATGGCGCCCTTCTTAGTCGGGTCGTCGTGCAGCCGAGCGGGCGGGGCGTCGAGCGCGACGATGCGCTCGACGCGGGCGATGATGGCGAGACAGAGCGCCGGGTCGTACTCGACCCGCTCGGCGTGGATCTCGTCGGTGTTCTTGTTGACGACGAGATAGAGCCCGCGCCGCAGGCTCTCGGCATGCATGTAAAGCTGGATCTGGGCGTGGTGCTCCGGCTTCGTCTCGCGGATCGGACCCTTCACGATCGCCTTGAACGACTTGTCGTTCGCGCTCTTGAGCTCGACGACGTGCGGCGTCTCGGGCGCTTCGGGAATGCCGGTTGCCACCGCATCCATCTTGCCGCGCAGATGCCCGCCGGCGAGCTCGACGCGGAACTGCTTGCCGGTGGTCTCGTCGATCTCGAATACGTCGCAACCGATCATGCGCAGCATGTCGAGCAAGCGGCGCTCGTAGACGTTGCCGGTCTCGAAGATGCGCTGCCGCTGACCGGTTGCAGGCTCCGGCTCCGCGGCCCAGCGGAAGGCGTAAAACAGCGCGCGGTCGCAGGGATGGATGACCTGGGACATCGACACGCCGAGGCTGTCGCCGTTGCGCGCGGCGGCCACGTAGGCTGCGTCGATGGCGGCGACGGTGTGAGAGAGGGGAGCGGGAATGGCGGCCATCAGCGGGCGCCTCCGCGCGCCGTGACGGCGTAATTATCCTGTGCCATGGAACGGGTTCTCCGAACGGCTCGAAAGGGTCAGACGGGGTGCGGGCGACCGGCTAGAGCTTCCCGGGACCGGCCGGTCGCCCGGCAGCGCTAGAACGGAATATCGTCATCCACCGGAGCACTGCGCGCCGCGCTCTGCTGCGGCCGTTCCCACGGCTTCGAGCCGCCCCCGCCACCGCGCGCCGGCTGGGCCGCCTGCTGCGGACGCTGAGCCTGCGTCGGAGCTTTGTTGGCCGGCGGCTGGCCGCCTCGCCCCTTGTAGCGCTTCACCGCGTTACGGGCGTCGTAGCCGTCACGCGCCGGCTCGGTCTTCAGCGTGATGACGAGAGGTTTGAAGTGCAGATCCTCGCTATCCGTCAGAGCGCCCGTGCCGGTCGCCGAGCAGATATCAGCAAGGGCCCGCTGCGCGATCTGCTGCGCCGTGGCGTTGTTGTTCCGGATGTTAAGGTTGTCCCACACCTTCCGGTTCGCGAACGGTCCGTCGATGATCTCGAGCGTGAGCCGCAGCATGTCGCCGCCGCTCTTAGTCTGCTTGATCTCGCTCTCGACGATCTGCGCGTTGTAGTCGCCCGGAGGCATCGGATCGAACGAACCCTTCTCGTCTTCCGGCACGTCGGACGGATTGAAGTGCATTCCAAGGTTGGCCATGACGATTACTCCGCTGCGATGCGAGCCGCGTCAGCGGCCGCGAGATGGGGGAAGTACGGGGCGAGCTCGGCGAAGCCCTTGCCGGGCTCGTAGAGCGTCTTTTCGGGCAGACCGTAGCGATTACCGGCGGCGTAGGCCGGGCGGCTAGTGGCATGCATCCAGACGGAGCGGCCGCCCTGTCCGATGGCGCGGGTCTTATTGAAGCCGCTCTCTTCGGACTTCACCGTCACATCGGGCTTGAGCAGCAGCACGACATCGACCTCGCGCTTGAGGAAGTCGCGCGCCTTGTCGTGCAAGTCGATGTCGTAGCGGCTGTATCCGACCGTCTCCGGATCGTCGAAGCGCTCGATCTTCGAGTGCGCGATCAGGACGATGGTCATGCCCTTGTCGCGGCGAAGGGCGTTGAGGCCATCAAGCACTTCCTGCCAGACGGCCAGGGCGTAGATGTAGCCCTTACCGTAGCCGAAGTCCTCGATCCGCTTCTTCTTGTTGCCCTTGTCGTCGCCGCGCTCGCCGGTCTCGGCCCAGATGATGGGCTGAAGCGCTGTGATGCTGTCGAGGACGACGGTCTGGAAGCCGTGCTCTTTCTCGTAAAGCAGGCCGATCGCCTCCATCAGGTCGGCGAACGTCTCGATCTTGCCGAGCGTGTGTATGTCGAGGACGCCTTCTCCCTCTTCTGTTTGGAGGAAACAGGCATCTGGAAATTCAGAGCTGAGCGTGGTCTTGCCGCTCTTCTCAGGTCCGTACATGAGGATGGCCGGCGGACGCGGGCGCTTCCTCTGGTTCAGGTTGTCCCATGCAATCGCCACTGTTTTCTCCTGTGTGATACCCGCCACCGAAAAGCAGTCCGGGGGCCCCGGAGCTTGATCGGACAGTGGCGAGCCGGCCCGGCCGTCGCCGGGGCCCGGGGCCCCTCGGTGCTTCTATGCGCCCAGCTCGGGGGAGGCCGACGCGGCAGCCTCCCCGTTGCCGGCACATCCCGACCGCGCCGCGGCCGTGGAACTGAAATCTTCGACGTCCCAGCCGCCGCCCGCGCGCTTTGACTGCGCCTTCACGGCGAGGAAGCGGACCGGGTACAGGTCGGCTGCGACTTTGATTTTGACCCTGGCATCGTCCTGCCAGTGGCCCTTCACCTCGTGCGCCTCGAGCGCGCCGTCGGCGCGCATCACGGCGAAGTCGGGCGTGTAAAAGGTGTTGTCGGCGAGCCGAAACTTGAGCCCTTCGAACTTGAACCACACCACTTCGCCAGCCGCCTGGAGCTGTGAAAGGTGTTGCCCATAGGCGGCTTCGGTCTTGTTCATCGCGCCGGTCTTGAGGCGACCAAGCGCCTGCATGCGTCGCGTTGCGGTGCTGCGAGATCCCCAAGTGCTCATGACCGCAACGCCAGCGCTTCCGCGAGCCGGGCAATGAGCCAGAGGGCTTGCGAGGGAGTGAGAGAGAGGACGGCGGCACCATCGGCGCAGACGACGACGTTCGCGCCGTCGCGGCCAGCGGTCGCGAGCTTGGGGGCGACTGCGGTCATGCGCGCGCCTCCGAAGCGATGCGCTTGCGCGCCACGTAGAGTGTCGCGGAAAGGGATTTGGCGTTCTTCAGCCCAAACCGGCTCGCAATTGCCGGCCAATCGGCGCGGCTTGCCTGTTTGCAGGCGGCGATGATGCGCTGAGCGCGAGCGCGACCTTCTTTCGATGCCTTCCGCTGCAAGCGGCCGACCGCCGTGCGATGAACGGTTCCGATCTTGCAGCCGATGAGATCAGCGATCTCGGCCGCACTCAGTCCTTCGTCGGCCAGTGCGCGGATGCGCTCACGGTCCTTATCGGTCAGCGGCGGGTGCCGGTTGGTAGCAGCGGGCAAGTTGTTGCGCTTGCGCCAGCGGCAGACGACCACGGCCATCGAGTCGGCATTCTTGTAGCCCCACTGCGCGGCCAGTTCTTCACGATCTCGAGGCAGGGTGCAGTCCCAAGCCGAGACGATGTTGAGACGCAGCGTTTCAGCCTGCTCACGCAGGATGTCTTCGCAATGGAAGCGGACAGTGCCGCGGTGACGCCCGAAGCGTCGAGCGACTTCGCCAACAGGTTCGCCAGTGATGACAGCGCGGCGGATCTGATTGACTTCATTGATCTTGAGCGGGCGAGGTCTCATCGTGCGCGCTCCCTATCCCGACGCTCAAGCACATCGGCCTCGGCATCAAGGACATCAGCCTGATGCTTTAGCTCGTCGGCCAATTTCTTCATGCCAAATGCTTTCACAAAAAGGCTCTCAGCCCGAGTGCGCAGTTGAGACGCGCGCCAACGCTTCCATGACCATTGAAAAAAGATCACGCCTCACACTCCGCATACTCAAGGTCATTGAATTCGGCGTCGATCGCGTTCTGTAGAAGCGCGACGCGCTCGCGCTGCTCTCGACGGCCGGCTTCGCAAAGCCACGCCGGAGGGTTGCGCATGCCCCGCAGCACGAAGGTCGCGCCGTACATCGTGAAAATCGGGCCGAGCCACTTCAGCGAAGGCGACGCCTCGCCGCTGAACCACTTCTCGACGCTACGAACCGGGGCCCCCAGGTTCTGAGCGACGAGCGCTGCCGGCCTAGCGGGATGAACCCGACGCCACTCGTCCACCCAAAGTTGGGTATCGAACATCCCAACTTTGCGGAATTTAGACCCAGATTTTCGCATTTGTTTCTCCGATGATGTGTTCATCGGGAACGCAGACGCAGTCGTAACCACAGGTCGGGGCTCAGAACCCTTGGGGGGCCAGCCGATGCAGCCGGCGAGTGCGAGAGAGGAGGATGGCGACATTTTCTTAGGCCCCGGTCCGGCTGATCGGGTTGAAGGCAAAAGCGAAGAAGGCGACCGGATGGCTGGCACCGAGAAGGTCGCGAAATACTCTCCCGAGAGGGCGGGCCATCCCTGGCAGGACGGCCCGCAAGTCGAGGGAGAAACAGGGCTGAACAGCCCGAGACTCGGCGGTACGCAGCACAACAGCCGCCGAGAGGATGACGCTGAAGCCTCTGGCAGGGCGACGGCGAAGGACAGAGCGGCCACGATCGGCCGCAAGGCGTGGCGCCGGCTTGTGCGAATGCACGGCTGGCTGGAACAGAGAGGATGAGGCGATCACGACAGCGCCCATCCCAGCACAAGGGACACCGCCCCGGCGGAAAGCAGCGAGCTGGGGATGCCGACCGCGTAGGCGCGGGTATCTGGCTCAATCGGGATGACGCTTGCCCGCTGTGCGGTAAGCGCGGCCAGTGCTGCGAAATACAGAGCGATCAGGCCCATCACTGTCCCCAATGCATCGGAGGGAGGTCGATCTGTCGGACGACGAGATGCGCCGCGTAGGCCGCGAGGCAGGCCAGCAGGAAGGTGAGAGCGCGGAGCTTGCGGGAGCGGGTCATGCCTCGGCTCCCACAGGCTCGCACCGCCCGAGGACACGGCGAGCACGGCGCCGTCGCTCGCTCAGCTCCGCGGACATGAAAGCCCGCAGGCGATCCTCAGTGCTGGACTCGATCGGACGCCCAGACCGCAGTCGCTTCACGAGCTTGCTGTTTCCGACAGCCTTCTGACCAAAGTACGAGGCCCCCATGCCGGTAGCGGCAAGGAACTGTTCGATGGCAGGCAAGATGGGTCCGTGGGCCATAGCCCATGGTATGTGGGCTATTTCCGTTCATGTCAACCGGGAGAGTGGAGGCTACAGCCAGCTTCCCTGCGCCGAGCCGTGAGGGCTATTGGCGCTATGCCAAGCGCACCCTTCGCAAAAACTGTTTCCGGCTGGCGGGAGCGACTCCAAGCCGCAATGCAGGAGCGCAACCTAAGCGCGCGTCGGCTGGCCACCACTGCCGGCCTGAATGAAGGCGCGGTGAGCGAATGGCTTAACCCGAAAAAGCACAAACAGCCATCATTTCAATCGCTTGCAGCGGTCGCAAGGGTTCTTGGCGTTTCCGTTTCGATGTTCGCGGAAGGATCTGGTGAAAGCTACGAAGAAAATGGGAACGATATTTCCCCTACACAAATTTCTTATGCTACCGTTAAGGGCGACCTAGAAGCCGGTATATGGCGGGAGCCGACAGTGTATGTTGTCGATGATGAAACGCTTATTCCTGCCGTGCCTCATCCAGATTTCGCTGGACTAAAACAATACGCTTGGCGCGTATGCGGTAATAGCATGAATTTGCTGGTGCAGCCCGGTGCTTATGTCATTGGTATTAGCTTCCACGATCTAGCCCCTCGACGCGAGCTGCGAGCGGGCGATGTCGTGGTTTGCGAGCGACGCGATGGCGACAAGGTAGAGTGCACCCTTAAGCGCGTGGCGAAGGACGGCACGCGCTTCCGCCTCAACGCCGAAAGTGATGACGGCCGGTTTCAAAAGCCTGTCTGGCTGTCCGAGGACGAAGATGGCGAGGAAGTGAGCGTCTCCGCGACCCATCTCATAATCGGCAGCTTCCAGTTTTTGTCATAGCCCACATTTTATGGGCTTGACGTGTGGGCTGTAGCCCATACAATGACGGCATTCCCCAAGCGGAGTGCCGGCCATGTCCCAGCGCCAGATCAGCAGCCTTACATTCCGGTCGGCGTTCCAGGCTGACCGCATCAGCGGCGACGCTCGCAAGGCCGCCATCGCCGCGACACACGCCAAGAAGCTCGCAGAGGCTCAGGCCCGCGATGCTGCCCGCGCCGTTCTGACGGCTGCGAAGGCTTCTCCCCTCTTTGTCTCTGGCTCGTACAACCGCGCCGCAATCCTTCGGCTGGCCCACGCTCGCGCCAAGCAGGCCCGCGCTGCCGGCAACACGGCTCGCTGGCCCGACCTGATCCGTTCCTGCCTGCGCAATGCCTGGAGCGAGGCGCGCGATCAGCGCCGGTCGGCCGCGCACTGAACTCCCCTCCCCGATCACCTGCCAACCCGGAGTGCGTGCCGTGCTTCACCCGCCGAAACATTCCGCGACGCTCGACCTGACAGAGCGAACCAACGCGGTCGTCTTCCTCTCGCTGATCCCGGCCTGCGCCGTGGTCGTGATCGTCTGCCTCTTTCATCTGGGGATTCTGTGATGAGAGGTGAACTGAACCAGACGGTGGCGTCGTCCATCACCATCAGCACCAATCTCGGCCCGGTTGAGATTGACGCTCTTAGACACGGGGCGCTCGCCTGCCATCAGGGCGTCGGGCCGTACAAAAGTCGCTGGGTTGTTACGCACATTCCGACCGGCTTTGCCATGTCGTCAAAGGGCACCTTCGGTAATGAGAAGGCAGCCGTGGCCGCGATGGAAGAAATCGCCGGCAAAGGCGACTGGACGGACATGTCCAGCCCGAACCGGCGCAAGCTCGGCAAGATGGTTGCGGCTGTCTTCGCCAAGCACGGCGCCGAGACGGAGGCTTGATCCATGGCCTCCGCCGACATCCTCCGCGCCGCGCATTCTCTGCTGCCGTGGCAGGTTCACCGGTCATCCGTCACGGGCGGCATTAACGTCGTCTACGAGCCGAATGGCTTCGGTCGGACTGTCGTCCTGACTGGTTTTGCCCTCGGCTCCGGGAAGGTTGCTGAAGCGAACACCGAGTTCGTCTATCGCGCCTGCAACGCGCACTACCAGATGCTTGAGGCGCTGAAGGAGGTTAGGTCTCTTGTCTGCGAGGCGGCAGAGACCGGCTTTAACTGCTTCGACGGATCATGGGCCGAGCGCCTTTACACCAATAATGGCCGCTTGAGCGCCGCCATTGCTGCGGCTGAGCGGGAGGCGGGACGCTGATGGGCGACTTACTCATCGCCCTGCTCGGCTACGGCCTAACGCTCTGGTTCTGCGCCACTGGCGCTAGCTGCGCGATTACCGCCTACCGCGAACTCGGCAAGCCCGATCACCTTTGCGACGAGGACAAAGCCGGTCTCCGCATCTGGATCGCCGCCCTGTTCTTCGCCCTCGCCCTCGGCCTCGCGGTGATGACGCGCGGCCTCCTCTCCATGGGGACGTGCTGACATGACCTCCGCTTATCTCGAAACCATCCGCAACCCGCTCACCCTCGCCCGCAACCACGTCATGGCGGCGGATGCCAACCTGACGGGCCTCGTCGCTAAGCTGGCGGCCGGTGATCTCGTCTCCGTGGAGACCATCCGCTCTGCCGTCGCCCGCTGCGATCATGCCCGCCAGGACATGGACCGGGCGATCTATGCCGCCCTCGATGTCGAGTTCGTAAAGGGCCGGCGCCTCGCTGCCTTCGATAGCGACGACATGATGGACGCGCTCCTCACGCGGCTTGGACGCAACGAGCTGCCGAGGCGGGACGACGACGAAGAGCATCGGTTGATACCCGCCGATTGCCTTGAGCCTCGCCTGCCTGCTGTCGGGAGCTTCTGGTGATGCTCACCCTCGCCTTCATCGCCGGCTGCATCGTCAGTCCTGTCGCCATCGTCTTCGCCAGCCAGTGGCTCTCCCGATCCGACGACGCTCGCGACTTCGCCATTCCCTCTCACATCGCAATCGGAGACGAACCGTGAGTGCACTCGACTCTACTCGTGTGTTCGATCGATCCCTCCGCGGCGCGCACGACATCGAAGTTCTGCTTGGCACCTTCGTCGGCACCATCCTGAGTGAGGCGCAGCACGTCACGCCCGACGCTGATCGTGCCGAAGAACTGGCCCACGTCTCCATGCTCCTCTGTGCTCACTCGGAAACGCTGGGACGGCTTGCCAATCAGTTCTGGTCTCATCTCAGCGCGAAGGAGGCAGCGTGACCTCCCCTCCCACTGCGTCCCTCGTCTCCGCAGACGAGGGGAAGGCCCTTCGCGTGTTGGACCTGTTTTCCGGCATCGGCGGCTTCAGCCTCGGGCTGGAACGCACGGGTGGCTTTCAGACCGTCGCCTTCTGCGAAGCCGATCCCCTCTGCCGGCGCGTGCTGGCGAAGCACTGGCCCGAGGTGCCCTGCTACGATGATATCCGCACGGTCACGGCTAGCCGACTCCAGGCAGATGGAATTCGAGTGGACGTCGTCTGTGGCGGCTTCCCTTGTCAGCCGTTCAGCACCGCCTCACGGGGTCGTCGCGTCGCGATTGATCTCTGGCCCGAGATGCTGCGGATCATCGGAGACCTGCGAGCCGTCTCCATCAACGACATCGACGTCATCGCAGAGAACGTCTCCGAAGCGGCTATCGCCCGCGCGGAGAACGATCTGCGAAGCCTCGGATACGGCACGTACCGACGCCGTGTTTCTGCGGCTGACGCAGGGGCAGACCATCAGAGAGATCGTTGGTGGGTCTGTGCATACCCCAACGTTCAAGGCGAACTTCCTGGCCACGTCGATGCGCAAGTGGCCGTCCTGCCGGAACTATGCCGCGGCCTTTGGGGAGCGGCGAATTACTCCAGGGCAATTCGAGTTCCTGATGGGGCTCCCCATCGGCTGGACCGCGGTCGAGTAGAGCGGCTCGGCAACGCCGTCCTGCCGCAGATCCCCGAAGCGTTCGGCCGCGCGATCCTGTCTGCGCGCCCCGCCTCCCACACCCCCGTTTCATCCGACACCCCGGCCGGTGGAGATGCTGCATGAACGCGAGCGTGAAGCCCGCGCGGCTCCAACTCAGCCGGAAGAAGGGTTTCAACCTTCAGGCGCATAGCCGGGCGGTGAATGGGCTGCCTGCGGTCGTGGTGGCGCGGCCGACCATGTGGGGCAATCCGTTTACCGTCATCAACACGGGTCTCGCCGAAGAGCACCAGAGCGCCGTCGACCGCTTCCGTAAGCTGTTCCGACACGCGCCGAGCCGGCGGCGGCACATGGCCCTCACGATCCTTAAGGGCAATGCTGGCCGCGGCGAGGCCGCCGTCGCCAGGATGCGCGAAAACCTGCCGCGGCTGCGCGGTCACAACCTCGCATGCTGGTGCAGCGCTTCGTGCCCCTGCCACGCCGATGTGCTGCTCGAACTCGCCAACGGCCCGGTCTGCACCGCCGTCTCGTCTCCTGCCGCTGAGGGGGAGAGGGCGTGATGGGCGACCTATTCGACCTCGACCGTGTCCTGACGCCGAGCGAGCGCCGACATCTGCGCGGCGGCACTCAGCCCAACGGCTATGCGGCCCGTCCCGGCACCGGTCCGAAGAGCGAGACCTGTCGCACCTGCCAGCACCTCATTCGGGTCTGCCGGGCCAAGACCTATCGGAAGTGCGAGCTGATGCGCGCGCACTGGACTGGTGGGAAGGGCACCGATGTCCTCGCGAGCGCCCCGGCCTGCCGGAACTGGAAGGCGATCGACCCCGCCCCGTCCGACATCGAAGGAGGGCGGTCGTGAGCGCGATCCTGTCCCCGTGCGGCCTGTACCGCTACCGGCTCGAACGCAGCCTTGGCGGGCTGCTCGCCGGGCCAACCGTCGCCTGGATCATGGTGAACCCGTCCACGGCTGACGCCGAAACGGACGATGCCACGATCCGCAAGGTGATCGGTTTCTCGAAGCGCATGGGTGCCGGCCATGTCGTCGTCGGCAACCTCTTCGCCTTCCGAGCGACAGACATCAGGGCGCTGCGCACCGCGGCCGATCCGGTTGGGCCAGACGGCCGCGACCATGTGCGGGTGATCATGCGCGGCGCCGCAACGGTGATCGTCGCATGGGGGCCGTGCGCCAAGCTGCCGGCGCAGCTTCGTGGCCGGTGGGCCGAAGTCGCCAGGGACGCGAAGGACCGCGGCATTCCGTTGATGTGCCTCGGCACCGCCCAAGACGGTCACCCGCTCCACCCGCTCATGCTCGGATACGACCGGCCGCTCGTGCCGTGGTCGGCGCCGGGCTCCACCCTCACCCCGGAGTCCTGACATGTCCATGACCCCCACCACCGAAGAGGCGAAGACGAAGGGGCAGGAGCCCATGTCTACCCGAGCACATGGCGCGGTAGGCGCCGGGAAATCCTTCCAAGAGCGCGTCGTCGGCAACTTCCGGCGTGTCTGTAACGAGGTCGGGGACCCGACCAACTTGGCCGAGCGTCGCGACCGCTTCGGCGAAGAAGCGATGGAGATCTTCCAATCGCTGGATGGCACCCACGAGGCGGCTCGGCAGATCGTCGATTACGTGTTCGGCCGCGAGAAGGGCCAGCCGCGGAAAGAGATCGGTCAGGGTCTCGTAACCCTCGCTGCTCTGGCGACGCACGCCGGTCACGACCTCATGACCTGCGGCGAGGAGGAGCTTGCCCGCCTGTGGCAGCCTGAGGTCATCGAGAAAATCCGCCGGAAGCGTGCGGCGCGCCATGGTCGCGGACCACTACCTGGCGTCGATGCCGCTCTCGCCGCACCCCGCGCGGACAGTGCCGAGAGGACGGCGGGGGAGGCCATCATCTCGGAAGATGCGCTCCGGCCCATCGTCGCCCAGTTCTTCCACGGCCGCATGAGGGCGGTGCTTGGAAAGGACAAATGCCTGCCGTTCGAGGATGAGACCGCCGATTGGTGGGATGACGCAGACTGCGTGATCGGCGCACTCGCTGAAGAAGGCGCCCTGAGCCGATCCCCCGCTCCGTCATCGCCGGGCGTGCCGGATAGCGTGCGGGCGCTGAGCGAGGCGGCCTGGAAGCAAGCCGACACCATCACCGAGCGGCTAATGACGCTGCACTGGCGGCCGAACCGCTCACAGATCGAAGACGCGCGCAACACGATCCGGAAGCTCTGCAAGGTTCTCACCCTCTCCCATCCGGCCGGGCAGAGCGATGACGACGCCGAGCGCTGCATCGCGTGTGACAAGACGCTGAAGGCGGGAGAGCGGGTTCTCTCCGATGCCGAGGGGGGCACGATCCACACGGCTTGCTGCGGCCCGGAGCGTGAGGGCTACACGAAGGGCAACGGCGAGCCGCTGGGCCCGAACGACCCGATCCCGCAGGGCTACGTCTACGAGCCCGAACGTCCGGCCGGGCAGAGCACCGGGCAGGGGCCGAGCCAGCGCATCCTTAAGCCCAATACGCGCGAGGAATGGCTTAGCAAGGCCGAAAAGCATCACCGCGAGGACATGAACCTCGGCGTGCTGCATGAGGAATTGCCCGATCTGATCGCGGCCCTGGCTGCCCCCGACAGCACCCGAACGGGGCAGGTGGAGACGGAGGAAGCCTGGGAGGCCCTACAGCAGATCAAAAACACAGGCCGCGCTACTCGGCTCCGCACTAACTCTGAACAGGACTGGAAGAACGCCGTAGTGCGGATGGAGCGAGAGGCAGAAGCAGCGCTCGCCGCCCGCCCGGCAGCCCCGGAAGCGCAAGGGGCGGAGACGTTTGAGACCATCGCGCAGTGGGGAGAGGATACCTTCGGCCCCATCAAACCCGAGCGCGTCATTTCCCGCACGAAGGAGGAGATGGCGGAGCTTGAGGCGGACCCGTCCGACCCCGTCGAGGTGGCAGACATGGTGATCTGCCTGATGCGCTTCCCCGGCGTTGTCGAGGCCATCCAGGGCAAGATGACGGTCAACCGCAAGCGCCGCTGGCGGCTGATGGGCGATGGCACCGGCTATCACATCAAGGATGCTCCCCCGGCCTCCTCCGGTCAGGAGAGCGCGCGATGATCCGGCCCTCCTTCATCACCTTCACCGGCCTCGACGCTTGGACCGATCTGGACCGGGCCAGCGCTCTCTCAAGGCGCTATCCGATCGAGTGGGGCGTACTGCTCTCCGAAAAGCGCCAGGGGCGAGATCCGCGCTATCCCTGCGACCGCACACTGTCTCGTATCCTGTGGCGCGACGACTTGCGGAAGGCTGGTCACCTTTGCGGCGCCTACAGCGATCGGATCATGGAAAGCGGGGGTGTGGGATCGATTTCCCTCGACCTCAGCTATTTCCACCGCGTGCAGGTGAACCACGCGGCGCCGAACCCGAGCCTCATCGTCCTGTTCAGAAACGGATGGGGCCGTTTCCGTTGCATCGCCCAATCGCGCGGCGACCGGTTTCCTAAGAACACCGCCGTCGATTGGTTGCACGACTGCTCTGGCGGTCGCGGTGTCGCCCCCGATGGTTGGCCGGCGCATCCCGGCAGGTTGGTCGGATACGCTGGCGGGATCGGTCCCGAGAACGTGCAGGACGTGATTACCGTAATTGATGCGGCAGGCCCCTACTGGATCGACATGGAGAGTCGCATCCGCACCGATGATCGCCTTGACCTCGACAAGTGCGAGGCGGTCTGCCGGGCGGTTTACGGGGAGCGCTCGTCATGACGCCTGCCGCCACCCCAGAGGCGCTGATTGATGGCGCCGACGACATGCCGACCGAAGCCGAGATTGAGGCCATGCGTGAGGAGGCCGAGAACTTCCGGCTTCCGGCGCCGCCGCCAATCCCGGTCCGCGATCCATACTACCTCACCGAGTGCGAGCACTGCGGCTGGATCGGATCGTCCGAGCATTGCGGCAACGGCGGCTATCCGGATTATGACGATGTGATCTGTCCGGTGTGCTGCTCGTCCATGCTCGGTGACGGCCCGAGCGAGGCTGACACCGCCAAGCACGGCGAGGCCGTCTATCAGCGTATCATCGCCGCCGAAGCCGCCCTTGCCACCGCCACCGCCGAGGCCGCCAGCCTCCGGGCCGAGAACGACCGGCTGCGTGTTGCCTGCGTCGCCGCACAGAAGTCGATCGCTCGGTTCCCCGGCTCGGTCCACGACCGTGCAATGGCGAAGATCGACAAGGCACTCGGCGTCGTGCCTTCCAACTTCGCGGACCCCTATGAAGCCGAGGCAGTCCGGCTCCGGGCCGAAGTGGAGGCGAAGGACAGGGCGCTGAAGGAAGAGCGCGCCCGGCGCAAGGCCGCAGTCAGCAGCGTCCGAGAGAAGGCCGCAGCACTCTGCGACGAGGCCGCCGCCTACTTCGACCGGACCACGGGCCATTACGACCGCCAGCAGGCGGCCGGAGGCTATCGCGCCACCGCAGCCAAGATCCGGTTGCTGACGCCGGACCGCACCGCACTCGCCCGCGCGGCCACGGCGGGGGAGGGATAGAGCCATGGCGATCACGAACATCGAGTTCGCTGGCCTTGCTGCCGGGTTGGCCAGGGATGCCGCGTCTTGGGCCTCAAGTCTCTGCACCCTCCCCGAGAAAGCGCACGAGCCCGCGCGTCCGGACTCTCTCGCCCGGTTCACCGCTGAAATCCGCGACCGGCTCGACCTCCTCGAGCGGTGGGCCGCCGAAGCCCCCACCCCTGCGCTCAACCGTGAGGAGGCCGATCGTGGCTGAGACCTTCATCGTTCTCACCCGGCAAATCGTCGGCACGTCGCTGAGCGATCTCCGCTGCGAGACCTATTGGGACGGCGAGTTCCACCCGAAGCGTCAGGCCGCGAAGAAGGCCGGCTGGAAGGAGCGCGGGTCCGACGATTTCAACATCGGGGTGGTTCGCGACGGCCGCCTCGTCAGCGTCGATTGGATGGACGAGCCTTTGGGCGAAAGCGCAGACGAACTGGCGGACATCGAGGAGGAGATCGGCCTCTACGAGGGCTACGACATCACCCTCCTCGCCCAGGCCGAAGCCCCTTCCACCAGCGCAGGAGGGAAGACCGATGCGTGACGTGAAAAGCCTTGCCGCGGAGATCGAGGCGGACACGACCGCGCTTCGCCTCGCCGTCCACACCTGGATCAGAGAGGACGCCCCGCTCGCCGCAAAGATGAACCTGCTACCGAAGCACGTTGATGCGCTGATGGCCCGCCTCGCCGCCGAGATCGCCGCCAACCAGAGCCGTGCCTTTGAGGACGGGGCGCGGTGGATGCGAGGGGTCGCGGCTCAGCGCGTAGTCCGGTCCTTTCGAGGCGACGCACCAACCGATGCCGAGCGGTACACGCTGAACGAGGCTGTCCGGTGCGTGCGGCTCCTCCCCCTCCAGCCCGAAGGGGAGCGGAGCGATGCGTAAGCCTCTGACCAACACCAAGTTCGCGCAGTTCGCGACCTCCATCGCGTCCAACACGAGCAGATGGGCCAACGAGGCCTTGTCCATGGAGGATCCCAACGAGGCGTTCGGCGATGACGCCCTCCGCCGATTCATCAACGAGACACGCGACCGACTCGACCGCATGTGGGTCAGCGGCGTCGAATGGCGCCCTGTGCCGGCCGCGGAGGGCGAGCCCGGTTCATCCGAGACGAACCCGCGCGTCAGCGAACTCCATCCCGGCCAGTACTTCGGGCGGTGCTGGTCGTGCCAAGCCTACATGGTCGCCGAGAAGCGCACGTCGCATTGCGATGCCTGCGAGAACGCGGCTCAGGAAGCTTTCGCTGAACGACGCGCCGCCCTCGCCAACTCGACAGAAGGGAGATCGGATCGTGCCTAGACATGTCTCGGCGGCCGAACTGGTCTCCGAATTTGGCTTCACCGAGCGCCACTGGATCAGACAAGCCGCAGCTGGCCGGGTGCCCGGCGCACGTCAGCCCTTCGGCCCCAAGTCTGCATGGGTCTTCGATGTCATCGTCGTGCGCAAGTGGTGGAACGACCTCGCTCAACAGGTGCCCGAATGGCCAACATCTACCAACGCGGCGCGGTCTGGTGGGGTCGTCTCCAGAAAGACGGCAAGGAACTCCGTGCCTCCCTTAAAACACGATCTGAGGGCGAAGCTCGCAAGGCTCTTGCAGAATGGAAAGCCCGCTTAGAGGAAGAGGACCGCGGTGGCATCCCGCAGAAGACGCTCAACGAGGTGCTGGACGCCTTCATTGACGAGCATCTGCCCACCCTGCGGTTCAACACCCGCCGCCGCTACAGCATTTCTATCCAGTGGCTGAACGACAAGCTCGGGCAATACCGGCTCACGGATCTCGGCAACACGCACCTAAACGACTTCGAGGTTGCGCGGCGTGCGAACGGCGCTTCCCCGCCTACGATCCGGCGCGACCTGTCTACGCTTTCGTCGATCTTCGGTTTTGCCATGGAAACCGGACTGGCCGACAAGAACCCGGTTGCGGCCTACCTGAAGCAGCGCAAGCGCCGAGGGCTCCGCGAGAGCCCGCCGCGCACGCGCTACCTCAGCCGGCGAGATGAGACCCATCTGCTGAAACATGCCCTCCCCTACGTGCGGGACGCCATGATTTTCGCGATCTACTCCGGACTACGATCTGAGGAGCAGTTCTCGCTCACATGGGATCGGGTGGACCTGGAGCGCAACGAGGTGACGATCCCCATGACGATCGCGAAGAGCAAGCGCG